CAAGCTCGTCAGCGACGGCGACAGCTCGCCTTCCATTCCTGTGTCGGCATTCAGTCAGCAGCTGACCTAGGAGGCTGTTGTGGCCCAGCTGTTCACCAACTTCGCAGCGACGACTCTTGCCAATCCAATTTTGGCCAGTGACACAATCATCAATGTCATAGATGGTAGCTCATTTCCTGTTCCGACTGGCGACGACTTCTTCCACATGGTTCTTGCGACTGCTGGTCAAGAGCTCACGCGTGAGATCGTTCGCGTAAACTCACGCAGTGGGAATACCCTCATTGTGGTGCGTGCGCAAGAAGGCACGCTCGCGTCTGCGTTTGATGCTGATGACAAAGCAGAGCTGCGCGACACTGCTGCATTTCTTCAGAGGGTGTCTGTCGGAGTGCCAGAGTCAAATCAGGTGCATGTCTCTGATGCTGATTTTGCAATCAGTACCGTCGGTGCCATGTTGGCATCTTACTCTTCAATCACTGCGACGCGAACCATCACGCTTCCGCCAGCGACGATTGATGGTCAGATCATCATGGTCGTCGATGAGGTGGGTGAGTGCTCTGATACGAAGAGGCTGGTAGTATCTCCTTCAGGCACAGACACGATCGAGGATCTTGGCAGTGTGAGTTTTGGATTCCCATATGCGTTTGCGTGTTTCCAAAGCAATGGCGCTGGGACGTGGCTCATCACCAATACGAACACTCGCACGCTGTATGCTGGCATGCTTAGCCAGCCAGCGATCACAGATAATGGCAATGGAACCATCACCATTGGCAGCAATGGAATCTACTCACTGTTTTCCAATGTTGAAGGATCTGGCAGAACGAAGGCATATGTTATTGCTGGTGGCGTGTTCACTCCCTCTGATGGCGTCACAAGTTATCTGGTGGCAGACTATGGGTCTGGATCGCCAAGCATCTATCTTACGACAGACCGCAGCATCATCCTTGAGACGATCGTCATTCCTTTGTTGAGTGTCTTCAGGAAGGGAACAACGCTTCGCATTCTGAATTGGGACGAGCTGGGCAATGCGATGCCGAACAAGCTCCATCACATGCAGGTGAACACGCGTCGTTTCAATCCTGAGCCTGGTGGCCTGGCGCTCGGAGAGCTTGCTGGTCGAATCATAACCAATGGCGCAGGCGTGGTTTGGACTGGCGCAGTTGATCACGCATGTGCTGCTTTCAACTCTTCTATTGATGATGCCATTCTTTACTCGATTGCTTCTGGCGTGTGGTCGTCTACGACGATCACAGCATACAACAATACTCAATATAATTCACCAACAGGACTGGCAAGTCTAGCTCCGAATCGCTACGCAGTGAACTTTTGCTATCGCATGGTGAGCGATGTTGGCGTGGATCCTGTCGTGTTTGTCGTTCTTGGTAGTGGCAACTACACTCTGTCAGAGGCACAGGAGTCTCAGCCGCCAGCAGATCTTCCTGCAGAGATTCGCAGCTTTGGCATTCTTGTTGGTCGCATCATTGTCCAGAATGGAGCAGCGACCGCAACTCAGATCGATCAGACGCTTGGTATCAACTTTATTCAAGGCTCGCCAACAGATCACAATGGCCTGTCGAATCTTGATGGTGGTGAGCCTGGATTCTACGGACACTTGACTGAGGCACAAGCTGCTGGGCTTCTGACTGATGTGTCAGTGGAAGCTCCTCTCACTGGTAGTGGGACACTTGTTGACCCTCTTGGCATTTCTGTTGCCACTAATACTGAGGCAGGGACCGTTCCTGTTCCGTCACCTGCTGGTGGTGCGTCGAAGTTTCTTCGCGAAGACATGCAGTGGGTGACTCCTGATGGTGGTAGTGGCGATATCGTCTCCACGCTTGTTGAAACTGAAGTGGTGATCACTGCTGCTGCTACGCTTCAGCTCAACAAGATGCATGTCTGTGCTGGGACGACTGCAGATTACACCGTGACGCTTCCTGCTGCTTCAGGAAATGCAGGGAAGATCATTGGTGTGCGCATGTCTGTGCTGTTGACCAAATACGTCACCATTGATGGCAATGGCACAGAGCTGATTGATGGGTCCCAAACTCGCATCATGTGGGCAGGGGAATCCGCGATCCTGCTTTGTGATGGTGTGGGATGGTCAAAGATATCTGGCAAAAGCATTCCGATGGCTGGACAGTTGTATAACTCTGCCTTGTCTCTGTTTGCCGCAAACACCGCCACAAAGATCGCAACAAACTCAAGCGACTGGGGCAATCTTGCAGATACCACAAACCAAAGATTGGTAGTTGGTAGGACTGGCAGATACATACTCCTGCAAGAGTGTGTGATGAATAGCACCAATGCGACCGCAACGTATGTTGAGATGAGAATCTATCTGAATGGGTCCTGGGTTTACAACTACCCATATAAGTATACCCCTGCTCAGTTGAACAATCTGGTCAACACCAAGGTCATCAATCTTGCAGCAGGCACAACGCTAGAGACTTACCTGTATTACGCCTATGGTTCGTTTACCACAAGCGTTGTCCTTGCTACTGCGTGTGTCATGTCTCTCTTGGAGCAACCATCATGGTAGAGCTGTGGATCGACAATGGTAGCGGACCTGTGCGCAATCCTGATCTGACTGATGAGGAATTTGCGGAAGGCATCGAGCAGATGAAGCAGACAAACATTTCAGATCTGTGGAATGCTGCGCACAACTATGAATACGCACAGATCAGCGGCACAGCGACAGGACTGTTGGTCCTTGGTGTGCTGAAAGGCATGCCAAAGTGTCTTGCCGTTCAAGCGTGGGTGACGTCAATCTGGAATCTCTACTATGTTCGCAAGCCTCTTGTCACTCACGAGCAGAGCCTGGACATGATGGACTTCAGCATCTGTGGGCAGATGCCATACTCTGTCCCTGAGTTGATGGCTGAGGTGATGTAATGTCGTTTGGTGGATTTGGGACTGCAGCTCTTGGACTGGTAGCACTCAGTGCTGCTCCAGTTGACAGCGCAGCACAATTCACTTTTGCTGGTGTGACCTCTCTCATTGGCGAGCTTGACCTTCGTTCCAAAATTGATTTGTCGTTTGCTGGCGAAACGAAAACGACAGGATCCACCTCACTGCTAGTTCCAAAAACACTTCTGCTGACTGGGAGGACCACGCTTGTTGGATCCGTTGTTATTGATGTTCCTGCGATATTTGTTTTCTCAGGATCCAACTCCCTAGTCGGAAGCATTGATGTCCGAAGCGTCATCACGCTATCGTTGCCTGGCAGGACTGAGCTGGTGGGTCGAGTTCGTTTGAAGTCTGCTCAGCAGTTTACATTCGCTGGTGTCACTTCTACTCGTGGCGAATTCTCATTGAACACCTATCAGTGGACCGCAGGACTGCCCATTGATAGGCTCGTTGCCTTGCCTCGCACATATCGTTTGGAATCAGAACCAAGAATCAATATTCTTCGCTCCAACATTCGGAGCTATACTTTGGCAGCTGGGGAGTAGTCATGGGTCAAGCATTCAGCAACAAGCGACAAGGCGAGACAGTCCGGCTCGGGTTTGATTTCTCTCCCATTTTGAATGCTGGCGTCACGCTCTTGACTGCCACATGGCGACTGATTGATCCTGAGGATCCTGATGTGGTGATAGCCGGAGTGTTTCCAGAGGGTCCTGCCATTGATGAGACTTGGGTCCTTCAGCGCTTCATGGGTGGTGACCCAAGCACGTCATATTATCATGAGATCACCGTCACCACCAGTGATGGACAGACACTCATTGAAACGCCCTCTCAACTCATCACCTGCATCTGATGGAGTCCCGAATGAAGACCAAGCGAAGCGATCGTCAAGTTGCGATGGATCGTCAGTCTGCTCGTTCAATCGACGAGCAGGGATTCCTTCATGTTGAGGGCTGCAACATAAGCAAAGCTTGTGTGAGTCCTTATTGGGGCTCTGAGATTCCTGATCACAAGGAGTTGGGTCTCGATCCTGACAAGACCTATTACCTGTTCAGAGATCCTGATGAGCTGGAGAAGTCTGCTAGCACCTTCAACAATCTTCCTCTGATGGACTTCCACGTGGAAGTGTCTGCGGAAGAGTTGGAAGATGAAAAGGTGCGTGGCAAGATTGTTGGCAGCACAGGCACCAATGCAGTATTCTCTCATCCGTATCTCCAGAACACGCTTGTCATTTGGACTGCTGGTGCAATTCATGGCGTGATGAGCAAGGAGCAGACAGAACTGTCCTGTGCTTATCGTTATGAGCTTGACATGACTCCTGGTGAGTTTGAAGGAGTCAAGTATGATGCGCGCATGAAGAACATTCGAGGCAATCATGTGGCGCTTGTTGATGAGGGTCGTGCAGGTCCTGATGTCACAGTGAAGGATCGCAGGTCTGACAAGCTGCGCGTCAAGGTGGACATTGATGGTGTCGCAAAGATGGTGGCAGATGCCTTGCGTCCGATCCTGTCTGATCTTGAAACGTATCAGATGCCAAAGAAAGAAGCAATTGCGGAACACAAGCGCCTCGTTGGCGTTCTGAAGAGCGACAATCACAAGGATGATGCGGAAGAGGCTGAATTGAAGTCAATGATGCCTGAGGGATCAATTACGATTGATGCTGAACAAGAACCATCAATTACTGAGGAGGAAGACGATGAAAACGACACTGTTTCTGTTGAAGGAGAAAATGCCTATGAGAAAGTAAATTTCGCCGACGAAGTAAACAGGAAGTATCCTTTAGATACGCCTGAGCAAGTGCTCTCAGCCCTAAGAGAATGGGGTGAAATGAAAAACCGAAACGCATACTCAAAGGAGACGCAAACGGACATCACCAGCCGCATCAACTCAGCAGCACAGCACTTCAAGGTCGGCGACTTCGCCGAGGGCAAGTGACCCAATCACAAGGAGGCCCACATGGCCAATAAGATTCGAAAGATCACTACGCAAGGGCACGTCGTGAAGGGTGCCCTCGCTGCGTATGTCGGACCCAAGCTGGCGGCCGATGGCGCATTCAAGCCAGGAGAGCTCAACGAGGTGCTCAAGAGCATTCCTCCCAAGCCCTACAGCCTCTCATTGCGGACGCGATTAAGGCCAAGTTTGGTCCTCGCCTCGCAAAGGACCTGGACATCGACGACCTGCCCGACATTCTTGAGGCACTCAAGAACTCGGACGATTTCAGCGAGGACGAAAATCCTGATGCTGACGTCGACACTCCTGATGTCAAGAAGAAGGAGGCTCTGCCGATCAAGGACGAGGACAAGCCCAAAGAAGACAAGCCCAAAGAAGACAAGCTTGTCTCTGACGAGGAGGAGTCTGTCGCGTCTGATGAAGACGACGCTGGCACCAAACTCATGGCCATGCTTGGCAAGTATGAGATTCCTGCAGAGGATCTCGAGCAGATCAATGAACTCATCAACGCTCTGTCTCAGAGCACTGGAGGAGAAATGAAGCCAGCCATCGACGAGCTGCCTGAAGAGAAGGACAAGAAGAAGGAGGAGGCTCCCATCACCAAGGCAGCAATGGATCGTGCGCTTGCTGCGCATGATAGCGCCAATCGTGAACGAGTCAAGGCTCTGTTCACTGCTGCCGCTGACGTCGCTCCCTTCATTGGCCAGGTGGACACTCTCGCCTTCGATTCCGCCAACGACATCTATCGTCTGGCTCTGGATCATGCTGGCGTCAACATCAAGGGCGTGCATCCCAGTGCATACAAGGCCATGTTGAGCCTTGCGATGCAGCGTCCTGCCGCTCAGCCTGTCGTCGCCGCTGATGCTGCCTCTCACGAGGACTTCAACAAGCGATACACTCACATTCCGGCTCAGGCATAAGGAGGAACCAATGCCCTTTCAGAAGCAGGTCAACACTTACCAGGCTCCTGCCAACTTGGGCGCCATTGCGTCCATGAATCCCCTGTCCACAGTTGCTGCTGGCCCTGGTGGGCTAGTGGCTGGCGCTGCTGGCGTCCTCGTCGGTCGTTTCGCGTGGAACACCTACCCTGTCGCGGGAGGCCCTGGCCTTGCGCAGAACATGTGCCCTATCTCCGACACTGAAGCCCCTCGCGTTCCTGATGGCTTCATCTGCAACCAGCAGCAGGGACTCATCACGCTGTGGCTCGGCAGCGAGAGCCTTGGCGTTCCTCATGGCGTGATGGTCACTGAGCATGATCGTGGCGACTTCTGGGCCCAGAGCACGATGAGCGAAGCGATCATCGGCAACAAGGTCTTCGCCAATCTCATCACAGGCCAGGCCCTCGCTGCGGCGGCTGGCTCCACGCCTGCCAGCTACAGTGGCACTCCTGCCGTGATCAAGGGCACAGTGGCGTCGCTCACCAACTTCACCATGACCATCACCGAAGTCACCTCTGGTGTCGTCGCTCCTGGTCAGCTCGTTGTTGGCGAAAACATTCCCCAGGGAACCTACATCAGCTCGCTCGGCACTTCTACTGGCGGGACAGGGACTGTGTTCCTCACTAGGAATGCCACCAAGCTCTTCACTGCCCAGGACCTGACCACCAGTGTGCCTGAAGCCTATGGCGCCTTCGATGGCACCGCAAGCTTCGCCACCGACGTCATGACGGTGACTGCTGTTCAGTCGGGTGCTGCCGTTGCGGGTCAGCTCGTCACTTCTGCGAATGTGGCTGCTGGCACCTACATCGTCGCCCAGCTGACTGGCACTCCTGGTGGTGCTGGCACCTATCAGCTTTCCACTGAGCCTGGCACCATCACCGCTCAGGACGTGAAGGCGACCTCCTGGATCGAGACGGACTGGTATGTGAAGTCTGCCGGCAACGTCATGGACCTCATCAAAATCGGCCTCAAGTAATAAGGAGCATACGACATGCGACAGAATCCCCACATGCAGTTGCTGGCCGATCGTTTCGGTATCGTCTTCCCAGGCGCCACCGACTATCGGGACTCCCAGGCCGGACGCCTGGCAGCTGATCGCGTCCTCTCTGATGCTGCGCCCACCAATCTGCTTCAGGCAGGCATGGTGACTTCCTACAACGCCAGCGTCCCTGCCTACCTTCTCAACTTCATGGATCCCGAGCTCACGCGTGTCTTGACTGCGCGCACTGCGGCTGCTGAGATCTTCGGTGAAGCGAAGAAGGGAGACTGGACGACCGACACAGCCACCTTCCCTGTGGTTGAGTCCACGGGTGAGGTTTCCAGCTATGGCGACCTCAGCAACAATGGCCTGGTTGGTGCCAACACCAACTTCGAGCCTCGTCAGTCCTACCACTACCAGACGTTCACTCGCTGGGGTGATCGTGAGCTGGAGCGCATGGGCAAGGCGAAGATCGACTGGGCTGCTGAGCAGAACGTCGCCGCTGCGCTCACGTTCGAGAAATTCCAGAACAAGAGCTACTTCTTCGGCATCAGCGGCCTCGACAACTTCGGCCTGTTGAATGATCCGGTTCTGCCTGCTCCTATCACTCCCACCACTGCGTGGTCTGGCGCCACTGGCCTCCAGATCTTCGGTGACATCCAGAATCTCTACAAGCAGCTCGCGCTTCAGACTGCTGGCAACATCACCATGAAGGATGAACTCACGCTGGCCATGAGTCCCTTCACTGAAGCCTACCTGCTGACTCCGATGCAGAATGTCTATGGCAATGCCACTGTCATTGACCTCATCAAGAAGTCATTCCCCAACCTCACCGTCAAGACTGCGGTGGAGTATGCCACTGACTCTGGCAACCTGGTGCAGATGATCGCACCTCGTCTTCAGGGACAGAACACTGGCTTCTGTGCTTTCACCGAGAAGATGCGTGCCCACGCCATCGTGCGTGACACCAGCGCCACCTACCAGAAGAAGTCTGGTGGGACCTGGGGTGCCATCGTCAAGGTGCCTGCTGCTATTGCCCAGATGCTGGGTGTCTAATTCAACTGGGGGGTCGTCTCAATCGTGGGACGACCCCGACCTTGTTTCAACTCACCACACTGAGGTGCAAAATGGCTGAGATGGTTCTCGTCGGCTGCAAACTTCCCCACGGACTCAATCTTGATCTTCGTGATGCGCAGGGCAATGTCACTGCTCGCGTAAAACTTCCTGGCAACTCTGGGTTCACACTTCCCAATCCTGATCGTCGTTTCAAGAATCCCACCACCTTCTATGGTGATACGTTCACTGAGGTGGAGAAGGACCATTGGGACGCTTGGCTGAAGAAGCACAAGACCCATCCCGCAGTTCTCAATGGTGCCATCTATGCGGCTAACCAGCAAGAGGACGCGATCGTCCAGGCTCGCAATCACGAAGACGAGAATGTCGGCTTCGACAAGATCGACCCCAAGAAGTTTGGCGTGGCCAAGCTTGATGACTCTCCCAAGCCTGCGGGAATCTAGGAGGAGGCTATGGCTGCTGTTGTGTTTGACAAATGTAAGTTTCTGGATCGCTATCCAGAGTTCGTTCCGACTGTCGCAGCCAATGCCACCTCTGCAGAAAACTGCTTTGAAGAAGCAACGCTCTTTCTCAACAATACGAGCAGCAGCAGGATTCCGGCTGAGACCAGAGTCCTGCTGCTGAACATGCTTACTGCTCATATCATGGCGATCAATTTTGGCATCAATGGCCAAGGCGCTAGCGCTCTTGTTGGTCGCATTGCCTCTGCCGGAGAAGGGTCTGTGAATGTTAGCACAGACATGGGTCCTTCAACTTCACAGAAGGCTTGGTATGAGCAGACGAAGTATGGCGCGGCCTACTGGCGTGCGTCTATGGCTTATCGTTCTGCTACATACATTGCTCCTGTTGGCCTCAATAGCTGCTCTCATCGACGAGGTTGAAATCATGGCCTCACCTGCACTATCTGGTGGACTGAAACTCAACGCTGCTCTTAACCACATCAAGTCTCAGTTGGCCAAGCAGCAGTTGGTGAGAGTTGGTTTTCTGGAAGGTGCGACGTGTGGTCCGGACAATGATGCTCCTGCTCCTGAAATTGCATTCATCCTTGAAGGTGGTGCACCAGCAGCAGGCATTCCTCCTCGTCCATTCTTCCGCAACATGATCTTGCACAATTCTCCTAAATGGGGAAAGGTGCTGGCTGCGTTCCTGAAGAAGAACCACTACAATGTTGAGCTTGCGCTCATGGGCACAGGCTTGATAATGGGTGAGCAGTTGCAACTTGAAATCACCATGACCACCACCCCAGCAAACACTGATGCTGTGGCCAAGGCAAAAGGCTTCAACAAGCCTCTTGAGTGGTCCAAGAATTTGAAACGATCAATCGCAGCTGAAGTTGGCGGAAACAGGAAGGAGTCAAATGGATCTGCATAGCATTGCTGGCCCTCTGATCTCTGCTGTCAATCCAATGACGACTGCGAAGCTCTACAAGAGCACTGGATACTCAGTCAATGCTGATGGCATCCAGGTTCCTGCGTATGCTCCTGCCATCAAAGGAAGCATTCAAGTTCAAGGCATGAGCAATAGTGCTCTTCAGCACGCCAACAGCCTGAACATCACAGGCATCCTCCGCAAAGTTTATCTTGGTGGAGACTGGGAGAGTGTTGTTCGCATGACGATGCAGGGCGGCGACAAGTTTGTGTTTTCTCACGCAGGCGTCGTCAATGGCACGTGGCTTGTTGCTACAGTCAATGAGACTTGGCCAGACTGGTGCTCTGTCACTGTTCAACTTCAGGTGGAGCCATGACATACGTTTCCTCCATCACTGAGGAGCAGATCTTTACTGCACTTCGCAGCTGGCTAATTGATGCTGTTGGTGGTCAAGCAGTCCAAGGCTTCACCAATCGCGTGTCCACTCCCAAAGGTGGGTTCATTGCGATGTCTGGTCTTGTAAAGCAGACCATGTCTGCCAATCGTCGCGCATTTGTTCAGCCTGTCAATCCATCTACTGTGGGTGAGTGGAGGAATGAGAAGTCAATAGACTACAACATCCAACTGGATGTCTATGGTCCGACCTCTGGCAACTGGGCAAGCATTCTTGCAGTAGCATTCGCAAGCGATCGTGCGTGGTCATTCTTCAACAATCTTCTTCCTGGCCTTGCGCCACTCTACATGGAGGATGCAAGACAGTCCCCAATTGTGACTGGTGAGCAGCAATATGACAAACGATGGAGCATTGTTGCTCACATCCAGTTCAATCCCTCAATCACTGATGTCCAGCAATCTGCTGTTGAAGTTGTAGCTGGCATCTTTGATGTCGAAGCAATCTATCCCGTCTAAGGAGCCATCATGACGATTCCTGCATCATCCATCGTCTCGGTCAATCCGAGTGTCCTCAGTGCAGGAGGAAATCCTCTTGCTCTGAATGGACTGATTCTTTCTCAGAGCGCAGTGCTTCCCAGCCGCAGCGCTCTCTCATTCCCCTCTTCTGCTGCAGTGGCAACCTACTTCGGATCCACCTCTGTTGAGGCAAAGATGGCATCTGCCTACTTCGCTGGATACAAGGGTGCCACTCAACTTCCCAATGCGCTTCTGTTCTATCGATATGCTGCTGCTGCCACTTCTGCATTCCTTCGTGGCGCTCGCAATGTATCCACTCTCGCTGCCCTCAATCTTATCAGCGCAGGCTCGCTGAGTGTGACGGTCGACAATGTGCTGGCGACCAGCTCTGCCATCGACCTCAGCCCTGCGACCAGCATGGCCCAGGTCGCCTCGTTGATCGCGACCGCCATTGGGGAAACGGTCACCTACGACACGGATTTCAATGCCTTCGTAATCACCTCAGGCACCACCGGAGCCACGAGCACGATTACGGAAGCCACTGGGACGGTCGCGACCGCACTTAGCCTTACGTCCGCACTAGGCGCTGTTCTCTCCCAGGGAGAAGGCCAGACCACTCCGGCTGAGGCCATGGCTGCAGTGGTTCTTGATACCCAGAACTGGGTTTCTTTCTCCACCACATTCGAACCAAGCCTTGATGATGCGAAAGCATTCGCCGAGTGGACGAGCTTCACCAATGGCCGATATCTGTTCGCTGCGTGGGATACGGACATCACTGCCACTCAGACTCCAAGCTCGTTCGCTGGCCTTGGCAAATATCTCAAGGACAATGATCTGTCTGGAACTGCACTCGTGTGGTATGATCCTGCGCTAGCCGGATTCTTGATGGGTGCGATCGCCAGCATGGACTTTGGTCGTCGCAATGCGCGCATCACCCTCGCATTCAAGTCCAGTCGTGCTGCCATCGATCAGGTCACCAGCATCGCCCAGGTGACTGATCTCACTGTGGCAGAAAACCTCCTGGCCAATGGCTACAACTTCTATGGAGTGTATGCCACTGCCAATGATCAATTCGTCTACTTCTACAACGGGCAGATCTCTGGCGAATACAATTTCATTGACTCCTACGTGAATGCGATTTGGTTTACGAATCAGTGCCAGCTCGCACTGATGGACCTTCTCACCAATGTTGGCTCCATCCCATACAATCCGTCTGGCTATGGTCTCATCAAGGCTGCGCTTCAAGATCCGATCAATCAGGCTTTGAATTTCGGAGCCATGAGGGCTGGTGTCAGCCTTTCTGCCTCGCAGACTGCTCAGGTCAACTCTGCTGCTGGCGTTGACATCAGCGATACTCTTTCTGCTCGTGGCTGGTATGTCCAGGTGCTGGATCCTGGCGCCCAGGCTCGTGCGGCAAGAACCTCTCCGAACTGCACCGTCTGGTATATGGACGGACAGGCTGTTCAGAAAATCACCGTCGCCAGCATTGACGTTCTGTAAGGAGAACAACCATGGCCACCGCACCGCGAACCATCACTGCTTCCAATTCTGTTTTCACTCTCACCATCCCAGGCCTGTATCCAACTCCCATTCAGCTTGATGGCTATGCTGCGGACTCTGCGTTCGCAGTTGAGTCCGTCAACTCTGCAGAAACTCACATGGGCGTTGATGGTCAGATGAGCGCTGGCTATGTCTTCAATGCGATCAAGATGAAGATCAACTTGGAGGCTGATAGCTGGAGCTGTGACATCTTTGAGCGCTGGTATGATACTCAGCGCGCCAACAAGGAGATCATGTTCGCTGATGCGACCATCGACATTCCTGCCACTGGCAAGAGTTATGTTTGCACCAAGGGAGTGCTTTCTAGCTTCAAGCCCATTCCTGACGCAAAGAAAACTCTTGGCGCCATGGAATTTGAAATCACCTGGGAATCCATCACCAAGAACTTCTTCTAAAAGGACACAACGGAAATGGCACGCAAAACAATCACCGTCGAGATCAGCAAAGAAGGTCGGGACTTGGGAAAGAGGTTTCTCATAACTGAGATGCCTGCCACCAAAGCAGAGAAGTGGGCAGCTCGTGCCCTCAATGCGTTGCTTGCCAGCGGCATCCAAATCTCTGATCAGGCTGCATCTGCTGGCATGCGCGGTCTTGCGGCCGCAGTGTCGCAAGGCCTGTCTGGGTTCACAGGTCTGCCCTGGAATCTCGTGGAGCCTCTGCTCGATGAGATGATGGACTGTGTCCAGGTGCTTCCCAATCCTAGCAATCCTGGGATCATGCGACCTCTGATCGAGCAAGACATTGAAGAGGTTGTCACGCGATTGACTCTGCGCAATGCGTGGCTGGAGCTGCACATTGGTTTTTCGTTTGCCGCCGAGTCCCCGACCTCGGCCTCGGTGGCGGGAAGTGCGGACCGTTCGAATACATAAACACTCCGATCTATCTTGGAGTGATCATTTCAAGACGATTGGCGACCCTTCATGAACTAGATACCGTGTATGGGATTGAAGACGCCTACAACCTCCTTGAGATCATCGCAGTTGACAATGCCAATGAAAGAGAAGCAACGAAGGAATAGGGAGTGACATGGCCACGGTAATCGACGCATTCCTAGTCACCCTGGGTCTTGACCCGAAAGAATTTGACAAGGCAATTAAGCAAGTCATAAATGATCAGGATAAGCTCCGCAAGGAGTCTGAGAAAACTGCAGAGCACATGCAGGAGCAGGGAGATCGAGCTTCCCTCTACTATGGGAAGCTGATCTCTGCTGCCACTCAATTGTTTGCGTTTCTTGCTGCTGGCACCTCGCTGAAGTCCTTCATTCAAGATGAGACGCAAGCAGAGATTGAAGCATCAAGGCTTGCCAAGACTCTTCGCGTCAACATCGAGACGCTTGGGGCTTGGCAGAACGCAGCAGTGATTGCTGGCGGCTCTGCAGAATCTTTTAACCAGTCAATCAAAGCCATCAACACTAACTTCAATGGCTTTGGAAGTCGTCGCGATCCGATCAACATGTTGACGCAGATCGCCGACAAGATGCAGCGCATGAATGATTTTCATGCAATGCGCTATGGGACCAGCATCGGACTCGACGAGCACACCGTCCGGCTACTTCAGCGTGGTGCTGATGGCGTCAACAAGCTCGTTGAAGAGGGGAAAGCTCTTGGAGTTGTGACGCAGAAGCAGGCAGATGATGCCAAAGAGCTTGATGAAGTTCAGCGTCGCATCTCAATCTCAGGCCAAGAGATTGGCCGAACAATCATGCACATGCTCATGCCTGCGCTCAAGATTTTTGCCAATGGTGTAATGGCGATCAGCAATTGGGCAAGACAGCATAGCCAAGTTGTGAAAGCTGCATTCATTGGCATTGCCGCAGCAATCACCATTCTTGGAGTCCAAGCTGCAATTGCGGCAGTATCCATGTTGCCAATCACGCTCACAGTGCTGGCAATCGCAGCTGCTGTAGCACTGGTGGCCGCAGGCATCACCTGGCTCTATCTTGAATGGAAGAAATGGACCTCTGGAGGCGCATCCTCCATGGCGAAATTCTTCACATTCGTAATGGGCATTTGGGACAAAATAAAAAATTACGTCACTACCGTCTTCAATGTCATTTGGCAGACAGTCAAAGACTACATCGATGCAGTGAAGGCATACTTCCAGCTGTTCTGGGCACTCATCACCTTTGATGGCGCTGGCGTGAAAGATGCGTGGGAGAAATTGACCACTGCTCTTGGCCGGATCATGAAGCGCCTGTTCAACTACTTGCTATATGAACTCGGCTTCTTGCTGAGCGTGCTGGTAGAGGCATGGGACGCTGCGTGGACCAAGATGAAGAACATTGCCAAGGATGTGATGGAGTCGGTCATGAAGTGGTGGAGAGAGTTGAATCCTGCGATCAGGACGCTGCTCACTGTTGCACCTGTGACCAGTGGATTCGCAATGGGAATGAATTACCTTTCGTCTGAGCCAAAAAGCTCTGCTGCCATTCGGCCCTCATCAATAAGCACTTCCACTACTGGAGACACACGCAGCATCCAAATCAATGAGATCAACGTCAATGCTCCGCAGGCAACTGATGCGCAAGGCATCGCAAGCAGCATGGGCGACGCTCTCAAGAAAGAAGACCTAATCGCAAGCACAGACTCAGGATCTTGACATGGGAATCTACGACAACAGTTGGGGCATCTATACTCAAACAGTTCAGAAGGTGTTTGACATTGATAGCCTGATTGATCTTCGCTATGAAAATGGCGGACGCGTTAGTGACTTCCCTATCGAGAAGGGAAGTTTTGTTAGCTACAACAAAGTGTCCTCGCCATTCAGAGCCAAGGTGAGAGCCTCTGTTGGTGGAAGCAAGGATCGCATCGCAGCATTCATCTCCGCGCTCGATGAGATCGTCAAGGACACAAAACTCTACATCATCATCACGCCAGAGAAGATCTATCTAAATGTCAATGTGGAATACATTTCATATTCTCGATCATGCCAGAGAGGATACAATCTCATCATGGCAGACATTAGCATCAAAGAGATTCGCCAAGTCGCTCCTCAGTATGCTGCGGTGAAAAGAGCTGCGAGCAAAAAGAAGATCGACACAGGAAAGAATCAGACACAGAAGCCTCCTCCTGATCTTGTCAATGTTGATGCCAAGACTGCTTTCCTTCAAGGATTCAGACGACAAGTGGGAGGAGCCTGATGCTCTACTGTAGCTTGATCTCTGATGGCATTGAGCGATGGAATGGCGTGCCATGTTTGAATGGCGTCAACATCAATTCTGCTGAGTATCTTGACTTTGAAGGAGCATTGGTCTTTCTCGACACGATGGGAACTTCAGATCCAGACTACACAGGCCTGTCGTCTCGCTTTGTTCTGCTATACATCGTCGATGGTCAAGATAATGTCCAGATCCCACTGCAAGACTTGCCATACCAAGAGCAGAGTATCATTCTCAATGATCAGAACTGCGTCATAACCTTTCAGCACAAAGACACGATCCCCCTAGAGAAGCAGACGACTCATGTCACTATCTTTGCTCCTGCTTCTGCCCTCGTGACGGATGTTCTTGCTGCTTCTGCCTCACCAGTCATGTCATCCTACCTTTGGTCAATCACCAATGGGACGATTCTGTCAGGGCAAGGGACTGCGACAATCACATACCAGGCGTCCTCTGTTGCTCCTGTCATCCTTAGTCTCTATGCACTCATGCCACAAGGTGGGGAAACTAGCGCCACTGCCACTACCCAGATCTATGGGCCTGCAAGCTTCGCAATCTCTGCTCCTGAATATGTTTGGGCAGGCGAGTTCGACATCCACGTCTCAGTGCCGTATTCCGGCTCGGGATTCTCGTGGTCTCCTTCTGGTGGCGTGAGAGTTCTTGGCGATCCAACTAGCAATGCTACCACAATTGACATTGGCAAAGCCGGAATGCCTGCAGTCCTTGCTGCGACAGTCAATGGCCTGGCGATCACTGTCTGGAATTTCAAAGTGGTTCCGTTCACCAGTGGTATCGTTTACACCAGCAATGTGATTGAGGCTGGTGGCTTTGAGGACTTCACCATTGAGCTCGGATGGCAATACCAAATCCACAATATGGCCACTGACTACCCGGCCCTTGTTCGCGTTTATCAGACAGCTGCCGCCCGTACCGCTGACGCGGGCCGTGATGTCCTCTCCGACCCCAACGTTGACCCAAGTGATGCCTCCGTGATAGTGTTTGAAGGGGAGACTGCTTCGGATCTTCTCTCGTTTGCTCTGACGCATTCAGCAATTGGGACCAACGGTGATACACCAAGGCTCAAGACGGCATACTGCAGGATCTTTAACAGAGGCGAATCATTCTCCATCATTAACCTGACGCTCACTCGGACTGAACTCCAAGCGTCCAACTCCTTCTGAGGTTCACAATGTCAACTTTCCTGAAGAATGAAGCCTTCGCGGTTCCTCCTGGGACGACTCAGGCAGTGATCCAGTCCACCATTGACGGGAAACTTACTGCTCAGGGCTGGCAGAGGGTGACCCACGACACAACCAACTTCATTAGTGACTTTATCCCTCCTGTCAGCGAAACGATCGGCGACGGGAAGTGGAGGCAACACCTCCGCATTTATTACAACACTGCCGACATCTCATTCAGCATGTATGACTATCCCGTGACAGATGCTGCAGCTCAGCAATATCGACTGTGGTCCAAGACTGCTGGGGCAGTCTCACTGTCAGTCCAGATCGGCAGCGAGACTGTTACTTATGCTGGCACATCTGGCAGCACTGCCAATGACAATCTATATGGCCTGTTCGTTGCGTTGAAGGCCAGTGTGGCCGCAGACGTCACTGAGTGGAATATCACGTATCTTCCAGGGACCTTCACCAGTGGGACTGTGGACGCAATTTTCTTTGAACGGAAGACGATCACTGGGACGATCCAGACATTCACTCCGAATGCTAATGTTAACGGCAACACACAGAACGACCCTGTTCTCGCAAGCACGCCATCTGCTGGAAGTCTAGCAGGGGCTCTGGTTGGTAAGTATGCTGCCACCATTGATCGTTCAAATGGCTTTTATGTCTACATGAGCATCTTCTCAAGGACAGCCATTATAAGCATCAAGACGATCTCGAATTGTTTTGGTCCGATGTTTGCCACCTGGCAGGTAAATGCGGATGCTATTGCAGCACTACCTCCAAAACCGAGTTGGATGTCCAACAACCCATGTCGCATCATCGAGGGCTCGTGGGGCTATGTGAATGGGACGGCTGCTCAACCTGCTGAAACATACGGAGTTCGATTTTCAAATTTGTATATGCTCAACACGGTGTGGAATTATGTTACCAGCACTGCGAACCTTATCATCGCAGGCAACTTTAATGCGGCAGGTGGCGGTGGGACTATTCCAGGCATCATGAACAGTGTTCAAATGAATGGCCACTACTTAAATAATACTGACACCCACACTAGCTCACCAGTTGGTGTTTTTGCGGGAACCAATGATCAAAGTTCTGTGGGGCTTTTTGATGTGCTTGGCTGTGTGGTTAATCCAGTTGCCTTCACTCCTATAAATGGAAACTATTATCTAGGGAGAAAGGGTCGCATTATTGGATTTCCTCTCGATGATGTTTATGCTGCAGCTTTTTACAACACCGACGTTAACGAAGTCACTTGTGTCGCAGGCATCAAAAACTCGACAGCTTACACGCTGCAGCAGGCCCTCGACAATTCCTCGACGTATGCGACTGTCCTTCTCAACACCACCACAGGGCTTGCTGCTGATGGGTATGTCACGCTTGGTCAGGAGGTCTTCAAATACACAGGCCTGTCAGGAGGCAACACCCTGACTGGTGTGACTCGCGCATACAACTCTACGCCTTTGCGCTACCACTATGTTGGTGACGAGATTCTCCAGGGCGTCTGGTTCATCAAGATCAATGGCGGATACATGTATTCTGGATTCGCCCAGCCTGTCGCGAGTTAAGTCATGGCAGCTCCTGTTCCAAATCTCACATTCCCAGCAAAGAGGCTCCTATCAATTCAGCTGGATGATGGCCTCCTCTCTTCAACTCGTGTCGTGGCAGAAAGCGACGCGACCAAGGCTTCCTTCTTGGTTGCTTTGGTTCCTCGCGTGCTTACTCCTCGCATGTTCTATCCTGCGTTGGCGCTCCTTGCAATAACAAATGACACGAAGCTGAAAGCACCCCTAAAGAAAATCAACTCCAGACTTGCCACGATCAGCATCTTTGCAGTGAAGAGAATCTCATCATTCCCAGTCCCATACTTCTCTCGCATTCTCATTACCACACGACCCGTCAAGGGCACCCTCTGGCCTCGTCTCGACAAGTTTGGCACACTACAGGATCCATAATGGCTGACTCCTTTTCAAAGAAGAAACTGGTAGCCGCCCTCACGCTTGTGAGCAAGACCTTCGATGGCAAGAACAACACCAAGGTCATCGAAGGTTTGCGCATGAATGCTGAGATCAGGAAGGAGGGCCTACCTGCGAAGGGCACCATGAACCTGACCATCTATGGCATGACAGAGTCAGACATGAATGCGCTCACCACGCTATCCTTCGCACCCATGCGCATCAGCTACAACAAGATCCGGCTCATGGCAGGTGACGACTCAGGAATGTCAGTTGCATTCCAAGGAGAGATCGTCACTGCGAATGCCAACTACAGCTCTGCGCCGGATTTGTCTTTTAAGATTTCTGCGGCAGAAGGCTACTACTCCTCAATCGCAACAAGCCTACCGAAAGGATTCAAGGGTGGTGCTTCTGTTGACACCATCATGCGAACTCTCGCAACCGAGATGGGGTATGCGTTCGAGAACAATGGCGTGGTATCTGTCCTGTCGAATCCTTACTTGGTTGGCTCTGCAATGAATCAGGCTGCATCAGTTGCTGCGGCCGCAGACATTGAGTTTGAGATTGATGATGGCGTGATGTTCATCGCGCCAAAGAACAAACCTCGCATTGGCTTCGCACCGCTCATCAGTCCTGAGACTGGACTCAAAGGCTATCCGACATTTGATAAGAATGGATTGGCACTCCAGTGCCTCTACAATCCCAATTTGAAATTGGGCGGATCGTATGTGCTCAAGTCTTCCGTCCCTGTTGCCAATGGGACCTGGAGAATCCATGGCATCAGCCACAACCTTGCTAGCGAGGATCCTGGTGGATCTTGGCTCACATCAATCAAATCGTGTCCATTTGGATTGGGACTGCTATGAAGGCTGATGGTTATCTCCCACAGAGCAAACCAAGCACACGCAACAGTCCTGTGAATGCTCTGATGTTCATGGTGAGCCAGATGATGGCACAGATGAATGTCGCAGCACTGGTGCAGGTTGTTGGTGTCAGTGTAAAGACAAAGACATCTCCTGCTGGCACTGTTGACGTCAAATGTCTCGTGACTCAAGTTGATGGTGATGGCAAGGTAATCCCCAATGATGTCATCTACAACATTCCATTCTTCAGGCTTCAGGGCGGAGTCAATGCAGTGATTGTTGACCCTGTTGTTGGTGACACTGGCTTCTGCGTGTTCGCTGATCGAGATAGTAGCCTGGCGAAGATTGCAGGCACCATGTCTCCTCCTGGGTCAAAGAGGCGATTCAGTTTTGCAGATGGCCTCTACATTGGCGGATGGAGCGTGAAGGTTCCGCCAATCAACTACATCATCATCAACAATGACGGGATGGAATTAGTCAGTCCTGTTGGCATTGATGCGAAGACTTCAAAATTCACAATCACTGGTGATCTTCATATCATTGGAAAGGTGACTGGCACTGATACGGCAACATTCGCAGGAGACGTTGAAGGCGCAGGAACTTCTTTGCATACTCATGTTCACTCTGGAGTAACATCTGGAGGAAGCAACACAGGAGTGCCGGTATGATTTTCTCTACGCTTCTACTGGACAAGCAGACGTGGGATCTTACCACAGACGCATTCGGCAACATTGCGATGGACAGCACGCGATATGCCATAGCACAGGATGTGGCTAGCGCAGTCAAGACCGTTCAAGGCGAATTGTTCTATGATACTTCTGTTGGCATTCCTTACTATGATCAAGTGCTTGGGCAGAATTTCGTGCCACAGCTAGTCAAGGCCCTCTTTGAGCAAGCAGCACTCACTGTTCCTGGTGTGGTGGAAGCAGAAGCAACAATCTTCCTTAGTGACACGCGAGAGCTGACTGGAAAGATTGTCGTCATCGATGAGAACGGAATTGAAATCGTAGTTCAACTATAGGAGCACCAAAATGACGACCGCATTCTACACGCCAACATTTGGCCCCACAGGCTTTGTTGCTCCTGCCACCGAAGACGTTCTTGCTGGCGTCCAGGCAGACATCAATTCTGCGTTTGGTGGCACGCTCAATCAAGCACTGAACACTCCTCAAGGACAGCTAGCCACGACTCTTGCTGCAATCATCGACGACAAGAACGCAACATTCCTTTTCTATGCGTCTCAGACTGATCCTCAGTATGCCATGGGTCGGATGCAAGATGCGATCGGACAGATCTATTTCATGACTCGCATTCCTGCTCAACCAACCTCTGTTCTTTGTGTCTGCACAGGAATTCCAGGCACAGCAATTCCTGTTAATGCTCAGGCACAAGATACCTCTGGCAACATCTACATTTGTGTTGCTGGTGGATCCATTCCTGTGAGCGGGTCTGTCTCTCTTCTTTTCGTCAACATCAATTCAGGTCCAATTCCTTGTCTTGCTGGCACAGTCACTCAGATCTATACTTCTGTTCCTGGATGGTCTGGCATCACCAACCCAGGCGGCACTGACACTGACCCTACGACTCTCGGCCGCAGCGTTGAGAACCAGCAGGAGTTTGAATATCGCAGGCAACAGAGTGTTGCTCTCAATTCTGTTGGCATGGTGCAGTCCATCTATGCTCTCGTGTCAGCATCTGAGACGCCCAATCCTGTTGATGTGTATGTGACTGAGAATGTCGCGTCGACACCACAGACGATTGGAGGAGTGCTGCTTGCTGCCAACTCGATCTATGTTGCGGTCGTTGGCGGAAATCCGCAGGCCATTGCCACTGCCATCTGGAAGAAGAAGTCTCCTGGTTGCAACTACAATGGGTCAACATCACAGGTCGTCTATGATTACAACTACGCACCGCCTGTGCCATACACAGTCTACTATCAGGTGCCAGTGAACCTTGGAATCTACTTCACAGTCAACATGGTGAACAACGGGAACCTCCCGGCTGATATTGTGGCACAGACAAAAGCTGCAATAGCATCTGCGTTCACAGGTGGTGATGGTGGTGATGCCCAGAGAATTGGCGGCACCGTCTATGCGAGTCGCTTCTATCTGCCAGTCATCAAATTGAGTCCATATGTTCAGATTGATTCAATCTATGTTGACACCACTGCTGCTCCTGCTGCAGGAACCAGCGTGACTGTGAACATTGATGAGTTCCCAATCACCCAGGAATCCAACGTGACGGTGAATCTGGTATGAACAACCTAATCGAAACAGTCGCAAGTCAGTATGCCAATAGTCCGATCCTGCTCAAACTGATCGAGAACATGAATGATTACATCGATCCAGTTGCAGATCTGGATCTCTTCTTCAGCTCTATCTGGAATGTCCAGACTGCGACAGGCTATGGCCTTGATGTCTGGGGTCGCATCGTCGGAGTGAATCGTGTCGTCAAGATTTCTGAGAGCCTGCTCTACTTTGGGTTCGCAGAAGCTGATGACATTCCTCTCACCGACCCTCAGCCATTCAATCAAGCGCCATTCTTCACAGGGTTTGCCACTGGCGACAACTACAGCCTTTCGGACTCTGCCTATCGCAAGCTGATTCTCGTGAAGGCTCTGGCCAACATCACCGACTGCTCTGTTCCTGCCATCAATCAAATCCTGCGCAATCTGTTCGGTGAGCTTGGTGATGCCTACTGCACCGACACAGGAAACATGACGATGACATACACCTTCAACTTCAGCATCAGTCCTGTTGACTATGCAATCATCACTCAGTCAGGTGCCATGCCAAAACCAACTGGCGTTTACGCAACCGTAGTTGAACTCTAGGAGCCAATCATGGCACTTACATATCCACCTCGCCTCTATGTTCCTTTTGCCAGCTCAGGAGCAAAGAACACGATCCCAACCGCTCCGGCTGCGCCACTGGCATCACTGACAGAAGGATTTCCTCCGGTCACGATGCAGCCAATCAGTGCTGGTGGCGTCCCGCCAGCCGGGATGGATTTCAATGGGATCCTGTATTGGATCACTCAGTTCCAGGCTTGGGTGAATGCTGGTGGTCGTTTCAAATTTGATGGAGCGCTCGCCACCGCAATTGGCGGCTATCCTGTTGGCTCAGTCATTCTGCTGAATGATGACGTGTCTGAGGTGATTTGTTATCTTCCTGGCGTCACCAACGATCCGAACAGCAACATGAGTGGGTGGGCTCCTTATGCTGGAACTGTTGCAGGCAACGGAACCTACTGTGCTGATCTTGGCAGCGTGAATGCTGTTGCAGTGAATCCATTGCCGCCTCCTGCGTCCATGAAAGATGGATACAAGGTGACGTTCAAGTGTGGCTTCACCAACACAGGTGCAGCAGGAGTGCTCATTAGCTTCGGATCATTAGTTGGCTCGTGGTCTCTTCGTCGCAATGATGGTGCTCTGCTCGTCCCTGGCGACCTTGTAGCAGGAACGATCTATCAGGCAATCTATGATGCCGCCTCAACAAGATTCCGCGTCATTGATGCGGTGACGAGTCAGGTGAGTGGGGCGCTGTTCACGATTCAGAACAATGTTACTGCATCAAGGACCAAGGGCACTACCTACACTAACAATACGGGCAAGCCAATGTTTGTTAGTGTGTATTGCACTGCGACAGGACCTGGAGCAAACATGCTGGGTTTTGTCAATGGCATCGCAACTGCTGGATTTGGTCAAACGTCAGCTGGCGGCCCTGTGTTTGTGACGATGATGGTTCCTCCCGGTGCGACATACAAGGTTGTGGATTCTGTCTATCCTTGCGCAACGAATGCCTGGGTCGAAACCTACTAAGAGGATGCCATGAATCTTTTCAAACGAGTCTACCTAGACGAGCACGGAGAAGAGCAACCAGATCTTCGCGACAAGAGTCTCGACTCTGTTGAGATGGCATTCAAGATCATTGGTGGCATATTCACTGTGTGCTTTCCTTTGGCTGTTGGCTTGCTGTGGAACATGACGCGTGACATGCATACCATTTCTGAAAAGATGGTGCAGGTGTCCACGACCCAGCTGCAACAGGTCGGAACGATGGATGCTCTTCAGCGCTCTTATGCAGAGCTAGTCAAGTCAAACACTGAGCTCATAGCTCGCATGGCAGTTCTTGAAACTAAACAAGCAGCCCACGAAGCTGAGTATCGCTCGCTTCAAAACATGAGGAGGTAGCATGCCAATCATCTTTGATGGCAAGAATTTCAAAACTGCGATGGGCAAGCCACTGACGCAGGCAGAGGCCATTGCCTGGAGCGACACTGCTCGTGCGAAGAAGATTCCTAACCAGCCTGACTGGATCGCACTGAAGGATCACTTCACCAAGACACTCCAGCTCATGGAGCGAGCTTATGCAATCCTTGACTGTGAAGGATACATCACCAGTTTCTTCAGGTGCAAGGATCTCAATCTTGCAATCGGCGGCAAGATCAATCCTCCTTCAGCTCACATGGATGGTCGAGCATTCGACAGTGTGCCTATCGGCAAGAACATTCGCGAGTGTTTCAATCTCCTCAAGCAGCACGAGCTTGAATTGCAGTATGATCAGCTCATCATTGAGCACGACGCTCAAGGACACGCCTGGCTTCACATGGCAGTGTCCAAGATGATGAAGGCTCCTCGTCTCCAAGCACTTGACATCGAGAAGATTCCTGATGTCCCACGCACCCAGCAAGGATAGGTGATCTATGGCAGAGAAGAAAGACAGCATCTTTGGCAGCCTCATCAATGCCAAGAATGCAGAACGAGACATCAAGCTACTTGCCTTTGGCGCCACCATTGCGGCCGCAATCATCTGGTTGTCATATGACTTGTGGCGCAGCAAGCTGATGACTGCCATCTGGGTAGAGGCACTCATGTGGCTGCTCGCTGCCGTCAGCCTTGGTGGTGCTGGCTGGGCTGCAGTAGAAGGATGGCGCAACAGAACAAAGACGCCTCCCACTCCACCACCCACCACTCCGACAGAAGGAGGCACGCTGTGAGATTCCAATTCCTCTTTGACGCATGGACCAAGGTCAAGTCCACATGGATGATGCTCACCATCGGCATCATCATAGGCATGTTCATCATGGGCTACCTTCGCCGCCCAGAGCCCATTCCGGCTCCCGAGCCGGATTCTGCGCAGGCTGGACAAGTGCTTCCTGGCGGACAGCAGCTAGTTGAGGTCAAGCCTCCTGTTGCTTTCCTTCCCACGCTTCCTGGACTCAAGCCTGGAGTGGAAACAGTGAGGCACGTTGAGCTGACTGTGCGTCCTGATCCTGTTCTTCCTTCTCAGGATGATCTGCCGATTCAGCCGCCTGATGTCAAGGTGCTTCTGGATCTTGTTCGCCTTCCTGATGGGCATCTACGCGTCGTTGCCTACGCAGAAGGAGGAAGAGTGATTGAGAGCATCGACATTCCTGTCGCCAGCCAGCCCATCACGGCGCCAACGATCAAGATGAAGACACGAGAGTATCACTGGGCAGCGCTGGCAGAGAGAATCATTCCTCTCAATTCAGGACTGGCGCCAGCATGGGGCGCACAGGTGCTCTACTCTCATGGACCATTCATTGGTGGGATCGCTGCCAATCGCTATGAAGGTCGCATCGCTGCAGGCATCCGATGGTAGGAGGTCAATATGAATCCGTTGCTATTGGACCTGATTATGTTCGCTCTTGGAGCATTGTCAGGCGCAACAACCACGATTCTGATAACGCATCATGTGAGAAGAGCACGCAAACGATAGACTGATCTCCAGGCAAAAAAGTAGCCCCACCAGTCCCATGTCAGGGTGGTGGGGCTACTCACATCATCGCTTTGGCTGTTGCGCATCCTTCTTCCACTGCTTGCGCAGCTTGTTCACTCTTACCATGAACACTGCGCCTGCTGCTCTGATAATTCTCGGAGCAGCATACAAGATCACGTCTTGTGTGTTAGGCATTTGGCCTCCTTTTTATCCTGTTGTGCAATCCTGCTCGTGGTTAGGATTGCCTCTGTGAGAGCGTCCCATCCGTTGTAAAAGTTTCCAGCACCAGGCACTAGCTTCGTTAGATTTATCGTTCTCACTCCTGTTGAGGGTCTTGCCAGCAATCCCTTCAGATCCTTCTCTGCTACAAAGGAGTGCTTGCCAGGAATCAGAATTGCTTCGTTGCTCTTCTTGATGTGAATGAGTGTCATTGCACATCCACCAAGAGCAGTGTGCGTCTCAAGCCACAGCGCCTGCCTAGGTCGATACTTCACCTTGCTGGGAATTGTTTCTTCCTCCTTGATTTCAATCCAGCCAGACAGCAAGGTGAATTCGTGAAGGAACGCATCGTCGGGCAGGCCTGGAATCGTCGCATGACTTTCAATGCGATCGATTTTGAATCCACGCAGGCCCATCTCTGTCCTGAACTTTCTGTTGAATGATGACTCTCTTACGCTCATGCCCACTCCAGGAATGCAGACTTTGGATCGCGATTGATTTCGTCTGCTAGTGATTTCTTGTCTCGCATCGATGTGACGATGCGCTTGTCAATGCCTGTCGTATACAGATCTGTGTAGAGCACCTTGTCGTGAATTTCAGATCCGATGCGATGGCACCGATCTTCACTCTGGAGCCTGATCATCAGATCAAAGTTGTTGGTGTAGTAGAACGCATTGCTTGCTGCGGTGAGAGTCAAGCCTCTGGCAGCAGCTTTCGAGGCCAGGAACCATCTCACCCTGTCGTCTGTCTGGAAATACTTCTTGGCCTTCTCTCGATCTGTGGCATTTATGCCGCCGTGATACTCCACGAAATCGCCTAGCTTACCCAGGTGCTTGGATATAAGTGCTATATCAGCCTTGCTTCCAGGGGCATTTACCCAGATAATTGCCTTGCCGTCAACGTTCTCCAGCAGGGTCAGGAGGGCCTCTAGGCGCGGATTACCTCCGATTAGGGGCGAGGGCGTCTCTCCCGCAGAGAAAGGGGCCCAGCCGCAGCTGATCTGTTGCAGGCGCAATAGTCGTGTCAGGGCAATTTCGTTTGCCAGGCGCAATCCGTCTGGTTTTCCGAACACTTCTTGGAGGTCTTCTAGGGCAGATTTGCGCACAGTTTCATACGCAATTTTCTGCTGAGGTGTCATTTCAAAGAAGTGGCGCTTGTAGATTTTGTCAGGAAGGTCAAGGCAGTCTTTCTTCAGCACACGATGTGAGTAGCCTGCGATCGTCTCAGCCAGCTCTTGAATGTGCTTGTATCCAACGACAGAGTGTTTCTCGAATCCGCCCATGATGCAGTATTGAGCCTTGAATGAAGTGTAGGTGTCATAGCCAAGGATCAATGGGTTGAGGAATTTGAACTGGGCATAGAGGTTGACTGCACCATTGGTGATTGGCGTCCCATTCAGCACACGACGATATTTTGCATGGACTCCAACATCAATCAGAAACTCAGTGCGTTTGGCATTTGGATTCTGGATCGTGTTGGATTCATCCACCACCATCATGCAACGATGGTTCATGAGGAATTCAGTGATGGTGTCCTTGGCCTTGTCGCTGCTAAATGACTCCACTCCAAATGCGACGATGGTGCAGGGTCGTCGCCTGCGCAGCACATAAGGCTTGGACTCGTTCTCGATGATCTTGCGATCATGCTTGTTCATGCCTGAGTAGTATGTCAGCAGCTTGGCAGGAATTCGCTCAGGCAGGTGAATGGGCACCTCTTCACAGGTCCAGTTGGTGTGGACTCCATTCGGAGCAATCACCACTAGCACATCAACAAGATCGCGCTCCCAAAGGTAAGCGAAGTTGTCGATGGCCACCTTTGTCTTGCCACACCCTTGTTCATACAGGATGGCGAACTCAGCCAAATCCCGGCTGAGAACGAATCCCTGTAGCTGGTGCTTGCGCGGCACAGTGCGGAATTCGTAGCCGGAGTCGTCTACTAGGTCCTCAGCCTTCATCTGGAGGGTGGTCTGGTGCTGTATGCGGGTGAGGACGTATTCATCAACATAACGCTGAGCACCTTCTTGCCACAGTGCGGTGGGGAAGTGCTCCATGATGAAAGCTATGTTGGCACCTGTAGGCCTGAAGACAAGCCTGCGCTCTACCCACCTGTTGTGGCCTGGCATTGCCGAGAGCAGAGGGAAGCAACGCGTGCTGTCGCATGATATCACTAGGCTGTCATTGACGGGTCGGTATTCTCCTGGCTCTGGTTTGTATTCTGTTATGATGAAAGGCTTGCGCATTTCTGATGCGTCCACCTGCTTCCTCCTCAAGAAAATGGGCCCAGGCTTTTGCCCAGGCCCATGGTGAACGATTCCTACTTTAACTCAATGAATCCATGATCCAGGTCCCACTGAACATCACCAGCACGACCGCCAGCAGCAATGTATTCCTCATAGGACATGCCGTCCTTGATGAGATTGAAGCTGGTCCAGCCAATGCTGCCTTCGCGTCGAGGATTTTCCTTGACCAGCTTGTAGATCTTCTTGCCTGCTTTGTCGCTGCGAGGCCCAGGCGCTGCCCCAGGCATGCGTTCCTTTCTTGCCTTGGGCTCCTTGGGGTCCTTCTCTCGCTGAATGACAGGCTCTGCTTCCAACATGGGGACTTCCCACCCTGCCTCAGTCAGTGCGATGTAGTAGAATGGATCAGCAGCATCTGTGGTGTCATCTTCCACCGTGATGTATTTCTTACCAGCAAGGTAGTCAAGGAGAGGAATGGTCGCCTTGATGCTGGTGACCATCTTGCGCGCAACCTCTGTGCTGGTCGTGACTTCATCTTCCTTCTTCTTGCGCTGCTCCATCGCGATGGTTCGAATCCACCACAGCGCATTGAGGGCATTGATTGGCTCGTTTGAATTGACCCGAACCTTCCTGCTGCCACGCTCAGCAGGAGTGCCAGCCTCAGCAAGCTCCTTGCTTTTCATTTCTGCCTGCGAGTCAGTCAGCAGCTTGGCGGCTGCAGCGAAGTCAGGGTCGATGGTAGCAGGCTCTGCCGTTTCGCGAATGATGAGCTTCTTGGCCTTGTCAGCCTTCTTGGTTTTGTCTTCCACATCAGCCTGCTTCTCTTTCTTCTTGGCCTTCTCCTCCTCCTTTTGTTTGGCTGCAGCTGCCTTCTCATTCTCATCAGCCAGTTCCAGCTCATACTTTTTGACCATCTCAGGACGAACCTTCGCAGCCTTCATTGCCTTGATGAACTTGGCAGTGTCGACAATGGCCAAGCCATGGAGACGATTTTCTGCCGTCTTGCGATCCTTGAACTTGGCAACCTGAGTCTTGCTCATGTGGTTGTAGGTGTTGACGATTTCAGTCGTGGTCAGGTCGAGAATGATGCCAGTGGACATTGCTACCTCGTAAGAGTGGTTGTTGTGAAAGAGTGATTGGTGGTTGAGAGTCTACTTCTTGGTGGTAAGGTGAAGGTGGCCTTTGGCCATGTCCCAGCGCAAGTCACTAGTGCGGCCGCCAAGCTCAACAAACTTAGCGACGGTCATGCCAGACTTGATGAGCGACCAGGACGCATGCCCCAGTGTGCCTTCCTTGCGCGGATTGTTCTTGACGTCCTTGACGATGATCATGTCAGGGCTCGTGACGGTGCCACGAGTGTTGCGTGCTTCCTGCTTGCTGCTCTTCTTGGTTGCCATTGTAGGCTCCTTTTCTTTTTGTTCAGAGATCTGCTTCACGCACGATGCGATCAGTCAGAGATTATGCGCCCACCAGTTCCTCTTCATCAACAACCTCAGACGCTTTGGGCATCCGACTGAGATCATTATATTCACGAGCATTCATCTGCATCACACGACCGCCAAGCACTTCCAGATCCATTGCGCGATCATAGTTGCTTGCGGAGTTTGCCAGAACAGTCACCGCATTGGCCAGGCCCCAACGACTGTAGTCCTTGGACTCAGCCAGCGCAATCAGCGCAGACTCAGACTCCGGTTTGTTCATGCCATAGCGTGCTGCCAGCGACTCAACGACAAGCGTGGGCTCAGCAGGAAGTGCTTGGTCTGCGACATCACGAAGACTGTTCAAGGTTTTCTCGAACATCTCAGGGCTGGCCATAGCCTCAAGATACTCAGCGAGCTCAGCGATCATGGCACGAGTCTTCAGCATTTGCGTAGCGCTGCTGAGCGCAATCCAGCCATCCTCAGCATTGAGATAGCTGCCGCCAATATGGGCACGACGACGCTGCTGATCAGCAACCACCATGCCGTTGGTGCACACGAGACGATAGAGCAAGGGCGAAACGCTCAAGGCTCCCTTGCCAATTTCAGAATTGCGGATCGAGACGCCATAGCGAACTACGTCGCCTTTGCGAATCTCACCTTCAATGCGAATGGTTGCTTGGATGTTCATGTAATCGTCGCTGACATTCGCAGACTCGATTTTGGCACCGAGGCGATCCAAGACAGGATACATTCCGTCAAAGACCAGCTCATTGTCAATGCGACGGTAGCTGTCAGACATGATCGCACGCGCATTGCCATCAAGCGTGCGCACCATGCGCCTGCCTTCGGCCTTTTGAAGCATGGTATTGAAATTGTGAACCAGCAGATCAGGGAATTGCGTTTCCAGTCGTGAGGCGAAGCGACGAGGGATTCCGAGGAACCCAGTCATCTGCGCATTCGCATGGGATGTCATTGCCAGGTCATGGGTGCCAGCATTCAACCGGATTTGGCCAAACTCATTCCGGCTGAAATTGATGTCCTTGGCTGGCACGACCAGGTCCTGCTTGCCACTTGCGTGAGACATGATCGTGGTGACCAAGTCACTGGGTGTCATTCCGCTAATCATAGCGGTCTCCTTTTGTGGGTGGGCGCACACGCGCCACTGGTTGAAGAAAGGCTATAGTCCTTTTCGCTTCATCATTTTGTTCATGCTCTCATACAGGCCAGCAAGGTAGTCTCGCTGCTCAGTGATGAGCTGCTGGATGCTGTCACGATCATCAGGAGTCGTTTCCTTCTGATCCTCAAGATCACAAAGCTGATCTTCTGCTTGCTGAATCTTTTTGCGCAGTGCAGTGCAAGCAGGATCGTTGATTTCAATTGCTTCATTCATGTCAGGCTCCTTTCTGATCAACAAGAAGAAATGTGAAGCCACTCATATAGATCCATCGCTTGTCAACGCGACGATTAAGCTCTTGTGCCAATTCATCCAGCGTCCAGCCCCAGCTGATTGCAATCTGCTCGCGTCGTTCACCCAAAGCACGATACATTGGCACCGCACACTCAAGAGGCGCATGGAAGCAATCAATATCCTCTTCAATCGCCATTTCTTCTCCACGAGTAGCCCACAGAGCAGAGCACACGCCGCTGAGGTCGCGCAATTTTCCTTCAAGGTTGGTTGTGAGTTTCATGTCATGCTCCTTTGTTGGTTGTGAGTTTGTCTTCAAGACTGATGTCGTTTCCTGCCTGCTGGCCAAGGCGATAGGCTTCAGGGTCACGACGCGAAGCCTCTCGTTCTTTCTGCTTGTGGTATTTGTTCCACCAGCGTTCATTTTCTTTCTTCTGCTTTTTGATCTCCTCAGGAGACTTCTCCTTGGCGTGCTCTTGGGCTCTGCGAGCTTCATCCTCTGCCTGTCGCTGCTTTGCCTTTGCGTAGGAGCCTTCGCCACACACAGCATCAAAGTTGAGCTCGTATTCGCTTTGCTCAAATGTGCGCAGCATGAAGCCTGTTGACTTTGCTTGGCCTTCTACTTTCGTTTCATCCTGTCGCATGCGATAGGCTTTGTCGCGAATGCGCTCAATCAGCCTTGCTGCGCAGCCTTCCTTCCAACTAATGCCAGAGCGAGAGTTTCGCTGCGGACCTTGGTAGGGTGATAGACTTTCAATCACATCCACGAGCCAGCCATACATAAATTTGACAGCCAGCACATTGGACTCCTTGCCGAGGATGACATGACGCTTGACCTTGTGACGATAGCTGCGCCCATTGCTGACACGCTCTTCAGCTTCAAGATCCTCAAGCGTCCAGTAGAAACAGAAGCTGGCCTCAGCCATTGCGTGGCAAAGATTCCTCTGCCACTTATACATGGCGCTGTGATCGATTTTAGTCTGCTCTCGTTTTTCTTTTGGCTGAGCAGCTCCACCATCGATCGCAGCAGACTCAATGATGGCCATGTCGAGATTGTATTTGGCAAGCAGCTCTTGCGCACGACTCATTGCCAGGGCTGCTTCATTTTCATTCGTCGCACGCTTGCCCAGGTTGAGCAGTGCTTGGATCTTGCGAATGATGTCTTGGCTTGGTTGAGCTTCACTCACAGCCACTCTCCTTTATTTCGCGCTCTCACTGCATGAATAGAGTCTTGAACTTCAGGCAGCATTTCAAATGTAGACGAGCATTGAACTGAAATGACATCTTTGCTTTGAAGTAAAATTTTGGTCGTCTGAGCAACCAGGCTTTCATCGACCCCCATCCAACTGACTCGTGTCCTGCCATTGGCACCAACGACCACCGTTCTGATTGCGACCAACATCTCAGTCCTCCTTCTTCCAAGTTTCCTCACCAGTGTCTTCATTGAGGTCATATGAATATGTTTCACAGACGCCATTCTCATCAAACGTTGAAAATCCCATGCAGTCTTCGTCCGCAGTCGCATGAGCTTTCGCCTCATCAAGATCTTTGACGTCTGCCTCTTCGAGCAGTCGGCCATAGCCAGAGAACAATTTGATGCTTATCATCTCAGCCCTCCTTCTTGAAATAGATGATGTAGATTCGCTTTTCCGTTTCAAGAGCAATGTGTCTGCTGCTTTCATCAATTCCATGATCATTGTTTGCCAGAGCAAGATTGATCAGCTTCATGATGCGTTTCACCTGGACATCATTGATGTCCTCTTTGCTCAGATCAGTGCCCGTAGATGTTTTGAACCACTTTGGGTCGGTCGTTGACGGATAACGGTGCGTTCCAGCACCCCCACAGCAGCAAGCTCTGGCTCTGCCACTGTAAACGCTTGAGATTTCTTCCAAGGCCACTGCGATGCGACGCTTCATTTCCCTGCTCCTTTACGTGAGCGATCTGGCTCATCAGCGGCAGGAGATCATTCCAGCCGGACGAGCGCCACCTGCTCGCGCTCGTTTCGCCTATTGAAGATGATGAACGATATCAGTTGGGCACTCAATCAAGTGCTGTTCGGTGGTGAGTATCACAAGGCTGCTTTCCTTGACCTCATAAACCCAACCCCAGACTTTCTTACCAGCACCAGCATAACGATCAGGCACCACCGTTTGGATCATGTCGCTTTCTTTGAACATGTCAGTCAGCGAACGTCAACTCAGCGTCGCCACCGTTGGACTCTTGAATGTGAATTGAGTTGAAGTAGTCATCAAACGCTTCTTCAACTATGTCTGCCGCAGTCCAGCGCTCTTGAATCATTTCCGTTTCAATGATGACGTAAGGAGTTTGATACTTGGCGCTCATTCCAAATTTTAGATTGATGCGCTCATTCCTCGGAACGACCATTCTTTCTTTGATCAGCTTGATTGCGCTCTCAGCAGCCTTTGTGTAAACTTTGCGATTGAACTTTCGCGACTCAAGGTAGGAGTCAAAACAGAACGTCACATTTTCAACTTCAGTTTCATCCATGATCTTCTTGGCAGCTTCAAGCTTCAGCATGATCTCTTCAGGATTAATCAGCACCACGCTGTTTTCTGATTGAGAGTCAGTCAGCTTGACAGCCAAAGCATTTTTGTAGTCTGGGCCAAGGGAGACAACTTCCCACGAAACAGAATCAAAATCGTAGAAGCCACCAATCACATACGTTTTGTTCATGGGGCTGTCGATGTTGATGGTAGTGATTTTGTTGCTCATTTCATTTCTCCTTTACTTGAGCGACCTGGCTCATCAGCAGGATGGAGTCATTCATCCTGGACTGCCCCACAACCTTCGTGGGGACAGTTTCGCCTTCAGCAGAGGTTGATCGAGCGTCACAGGCTTCCTGCGTTGGGCTCCAACTCAGAGTCTCATCCTTTTGGTCTCGCAGCAAGCATCACAGTGCTTGATCTCTGCTCCACCAACATTCCGTTCCACTGGTTGTTTGATCACCTCCCACTATCAGTCGTCGCCGCCACTAAGTCGACAACTGGAAAACTCACTCGCACACCAGACCACCACGAGGAGCGTTTCAACTTTTCAAATCACAAGCTCATCATCAGGCTGCTTCATTTCGCACGGAGTGGAAAACTCACACCACCAGCTCAACTTATCACCAGACTTCCACCAGCTTGCTTCGGGCCACCGACCCCAGGTTCCGTCAGCCTCAACTTTCGGACCTGACTTATTATCGCGCCAGTTTCACCAGTTTGGCAGAAAAAATGACAATTTAAGTATCAGTAAATAGGCCACTTATATCACAAAAATAAATTTCTGCCATATTGTTTCAGCCCCAGGCCTTTTGCGTAAGTATTGATAATAAAGGAGCTATAGTCGCACATATTGGGCTTTAGGGCCCAGGGTCCAATTTCTGGTCCCTAGGCCCGAGCTTAGCGCTGGCTCGTGATAGCGAGCAGCCTAGCCCTGCGCAATCTCGGCTGGATCATCAGGCTTCTTCGCATACATTGGGTTGGCGCCGATCCCGCTCAACTTTCTCCAGTTGGTAATTCTCACCTGACGGAAGCCGGATTTGACTCTGCCTTTGAAAATGAACCAGTCGTTCATGCGACCCTCTTCAATCAATGGCAGGCCCAGCTTCAAGTAGTCGTGTCGGTCCACCATGCAAGGAATCTGGTCGGTGTCATCCTCTGCGGTGAACAGCACCATGAGTGCCTGGCCTCTGATGATTGAACCATTGCGTTTCTTCACATGGGTTGGGTCGTTGAGGTCTCGCAGATCCTTCTCTGTGATCTTGGCAATGAAGCAGCAGTCAACTTCATAGTCCTCACACTGGATGTGCTCAACATTCTTCATCCTGGACTTGATGGCATACTTCTCTGGGTTGGCCTTGAGATGGCCCCACAGCTCTTCACACTCAAACAAATGGTCGAAGGGAGTGAGTCCATTGGCCAGCTTGTTTGTCTGAGAAGCAGTCAGCTCTGCGCCATGAGAACGACGCTTGATGATGTCATCTGCCATCTTATCACCGACACCCTTGATGTTGGTGAGGCCTCCGATGAGCACGCCATCTTGAACAGACCAGTGCTTCTGAGACAGCATGGCATCATATGCTCGGAACTCATAACCCTCCTTGACGAGCTCACGCAGAAGCCTGATGCTCTGTGTTTCGTCGCGAGCATTGCGCAAGCAGGCTGCACCAAACTCAAGAGGGAATTTCGCCTTCAAGAGCATGCACCAGTAGCTCACCATGGCATAGGCGACTGCGTGGCTGCGATTGAAACTCCATGAGCCCATCGTGTTGATCTGATTCCAGACGCGCAGCGCATCATCCTCTTCGATGCCTTGCTCGATGGCACCCACGCGGAAGCGAACCCAATACTGATCGAAGAACTCCTTGCCCAAGCTCTTGGACATAGCCTTGCGCAGAGAGCTGACGTCCTCCCAACTCAGCTTGCCCATCTCACGAGCAATCTGCATCACCTGTTCCTGATACACAACCACGCCATAGGTGACTTCTGTGGTGTGAGCGATCATTGGGTGAAGTGGGACCGTTGGATTCTCACCAGTTCTGCGGCGAATGTATTCTGTCGTGCCACCAGAGTGAAGAGGACCAGGACGAGCCAGAGCTGTCACCGCAGCAATGTCTTCAAAATTCTCGATGAACATCTGACTGATGAGCGACTGAAGCGCATGACCTTCAAACTGGAAGATGCCAGCAAACTTCTTGTCGTTGAGCACCTTGAAGGCAAGCACATCATCAGTTGGGTAGGCCATGAGCTGCTCTCGCGACCAACCAACTTGATCCAAGCAGTCCTGAAGCACAGACAATGTTCGCAGGCCCAGCGCATCGATCTTCAGCAAATTTAGCTTCTCAGCATCGTGCTTGTCGATCATGACAGCACCAGTCTGTTCATTGATGGAGCAGAAGTTATGCAGCGGATCAGACGTCACCACGATCCCGGCTGCATGTTGGCCGAAGCCGGAGGCGTGGCCTTCGATGTCGCCTGCGAGGATCATCTGCGGGAACTTCTTGATGACGTTCTGTCCGACCTCCAATTCATTGAAGGTGTCAAGGATGCAGAAGCCTGCACGAGAGTCGCCTGTGCTGCGCTCAATGATACTGTTCTTCAGATTGGTGACTTCCCAGATGGGAACGCTCAGTGCTTTGGCGATTGTGTCGATGGCGCTCTTGGCCTTGTATCGCATGACGGTGCCCAGTCGTGCTACCTGTGGCGCACCATACTTCTGCTTGAGATACTCAAACACCATGTCGCGCCTATCATCAGGGAAGTCGATGTCGATATCAGGAAGGTCGGCACGATTGATGTCGATGAAGCGTTCAAACAGAAGGCCATAGGGGATGGGATCGATCTCTGTGATGCTCAGAAGATAGCACACGAGAGATCCGCAGGATGAACCACGCGCAGGACCGACCAGCATCTCAGTCTTTGCGTAGCGAACAAGATCCCACACCAGATAGAAGTAGTCCTCAAATTTCTTCTCTGCGATCATGTCAAGCTCACGCGTGAGACGATCAGCATACACCTTGTCCTTGAGGTTGACATTGCGAGCAGGAGCAAACTCCTCACAGAGTGTGCGTAGAGAAGGAAGCTTGGGATCAGACTTCACCATTGATGCCCGAGGCAGCTCAGCATTGCACATCTCTGCGATGGCAGTTGTGTTCTTGAGTGCGTCTTCATTTCCTGGCCAGATGATCCTCCACTCATCATCGCTGAGCATGTGCATCGGCGACACACTCATCATCTTGTCTCTGCCAGCAACAGCCTCATACACGTCCTTGTCCTGAACACGAGGATAGCGAGGATCAGACACTGCGACAGTTTTCATTCCTCTCGTGCGAGCAAACTCTGCTGCCTTGATTGGCGACATAGGCCCAAGCTCAACATAGAGGTTGTCACGCTTGGGCAAACTGCCCCACACAGGGTGGGCTCCTGATAGTATGATGATCTCATCGCTGACATCAAACAGAAACGCATAGTCGAGTCGTGGAACATAGTAGTGATGCTCTGGTCGAGTGCTGATGCTGATGATCTCATACAGCTCTTTGAGTCCAGCATTGCTCTTGGCAAGGAAGGCCATCATGTTGATGCCTTGCTTGGTCTTGGACTTCATATCATTGACGACTGCCAGCTCAACGCCAAAGATCGGTTTGCGCTTCAGCTTCCTGCAAGCATCATTCCACTCCACGTGACCAAAGGTGTTGGCAGTATCAGTGATGGCAGCAGGACCATTGGTGACTGCTAGCACCTTGTCGATTGATCCGAATACCTGCCTGAATGAATACTCAGTGCGACAACGAAGCTGAAACATTTTTGCTCCTCACATCATGTTGTTATTTTTCAGCCAACGCACACAACGCACGAGAGCTTCAGTGTCAGCCATGGCTCGGTGAGCATCCTTGAACCTCTCACCACAGCAGTGCTCATGAAGGTCGGACAGATGCATGCGCTTGTTGTTGAGATTGAAGCTGGCCTCCACGGTGCAGATCTGGCGCACAGGCCAAGGGAAGGCACACTCCTTGCCAATGCGCATCAACTCGAACCTGAGCAGCGACTTGTCGAAGTCAAGATTGTGTGCGACCAGAGTTGTCTCGCCAAGAAAGAAACTGGCGAGATCAAGAAAGCGAGCTGCGAAGGTTGGTTCGTCCTTCAGCATGTCATCTGTGATGTGAGTAATGTCGGTGATGATCTGTTCAAGAGGCTGCTGAGGATTGCACAGGAATTCTATGCGCTCCATTTCCGCAAGATCAAAATCATCTAGCTTGATGGCGGCGAACTCGATGATCTTTGGTTGCTGATCGAGTGCGACGATGCCTGGCAGTGGCAGACCTGTCGTCTCTGTGTCAAAGATTATCATTGTCAACCTCAATCTCATTCACAATGTCAAAGGGAGTGAGCAGTCCACACACCAGGTCCTCTTCTCGATATGAGTTGCTGCTGCCATTGTCCCACTGAACGATGTATGGACGAGCAGCAGCACGAGGATCATGAGGCCGAGTTTCATCTGCAACCAGCACGGTGCCACGCCCATACTTGCCACCTTGGCTTTCAGGAATGAATGCTCCTTGTGCTGCGCCATAATATGCAGCACCAGCAGGCGACAGACTGACTCGCGATCCTACTTTGAAGTTGAGCATCTTGGTCCTTTCATTTGCAAGCAGGCAGTTCTTTCGTCAACCACTGGAACACAGAATAGCCAACAGCAAGGTATACGATGACGATGCAGACCTCTCCGGCTCGGATCAGCAGATCAAACAGCTTGATGAAAACATCCAACGCAGCCATTACGCGACGAATTGCTTCTCCATTCATTTGTCCTCCTCTGTTGGAGTGGTGTTCGTCATACGAGCAGACTTCATGTCCTGTGCCATCTTGAGCAAATTGCGAACATCAGCAGGAGCAAAGCTCTTGTCTGTCCAGAGGTATTCCAGCTTCTCTGTGATGGTATTGCAGAGCACGAACAGGTCGCTCTCTGCATTGATGCGCCGCATTCTCTCAGCAGAGCGCTCTCGGCTGAGATCAACTAGCCTCTGATCAAGCGTCGCAAGCTCACGCCGGATTTGAGTGGTCTCCCAGAAGGACGTCTCATTGAGGTATTTTGTGTTGCATGCTGCACAGTCTCGATGGATGCTGATGCCATGTTCACAATTCATTTCCATTGGTTGGTCCTTTTTTTTGAAGACTCAGTGGATGAGCTGAGCGATTTGTGCGAAGGGAATCATTTGGTCTTTTGTGTATCCGCGCACATTGTCATTGAGAGGACCACCACAACCATAGATGATCATCGCAATGTCCCTCTCGTTATCTTTGAAGCGAGCCACTTCTTTTTCCAGATTGGCAATCTTGAGCGCCTGCTGAGCGATTAGTTGTGCTTCGGTGATTTCAGACATCGCCTCTCCTTCACTCTGTTTCGATCCATGGATCGCAGTCGTCTATGTCTGCTGCCAGAGACCTCACCCTGAAATACGCATCAGAACCGATCGCAGCGCCATTGTCCCATATGATGTTCTTGATGGTCTTCAGGCGAAGCTCCAGTCGTTTGATCATTTCATTTGCGTGGCGAAGTTCTGCTTCGCATTCAACATCAGAGCAGAAGGACTCTCCTGTCGCACGAAGAACCTCTGGAATGATTGGCTTGGCCATGTGGGCTGGGATCGGCTCGGTCTCAGGAGTGTAGCTTGGCGGGAATTTTATTCCAAGTTGAGACTCTCGATCCTCTTTTGTCGCCTCTGGCTGTCGTAGATCCTGCTCATGATCCAAAGACTCAAGCATGGCTGAATACACCATGCTGTCGTGAGAGCTGTCGATGTGACCTTCGTGGAAGCAGTTGGCATAGCGCGCCATCTTGGCAACCACCATGTGGAAGCACGCATAGCGATTCCACTCGTCCGCATTGCTGAGAGTCAACCCACCAGGGAAGAAGCTCATCATGATGTGGCCGAATCGCTTGTATGCTTCACCATAGGGAGCACTGCGTTGCTTGAAGGTGTCCTTGCCTCCTTCAAGGATGCTGATCGGATCGATGCCTCGCGTCTGATTGTCCATCAATAATCTCCTCGCTGAACTTGAAAACATGTGAGCCCTAGTTTACGCCACATCTCAACCACTCGATCGCGATCATCAAACGCGCCGATGACTTCAAATCCGCGTGCCTTGATCTGTTGGAGATAGATCTCTTCCTTGATGATGTGGTCGCTGCGATAGTCTCCGTCAGGTCGCATGAACAGCGCACTGTAGCGAACATTGTGCTTGTGAAGCCATTTGGTGGTTGCATCAGACATGGCCTGGAAGCGACCTGTCACCAGGATGACGGGAATGCCTGCTGCGTAGTAAAGATCAACAGCCTTAGCCACATCAGTCTTCAAAGCGTCGCGATGAGCAGTGCGATTGAATGAGCCCCAGTCCTTCTTGCCGTTCGCATTGTTGACGAAATGGGCACGATGGGTAATGTCAGCAAGCGTGCCATCAATGTCAACGATGATCGCTTTCATAGAGGATTTGGTTTCCATTACTGGTCCTTGTTGGAAAATGTCTTGATGCAGATTGAGATCATTGGGTCTGGTGAAGGAGTGGGACACGTGAGCTCAGGCTCAGCCTCCTCCTCTTTGCTTGCGCGCTCAACATACAGGGCATAGGCAGCCATAACTTCTGGATACTGCTTGGGATTGCCATCCACCCACACCAGATCATAGCCATGGGGATAGTGAGCAGCATACAGGTCATGCTTCCAATCAGAAGTTATACCAATGTCATGCTTTGCCCAATACACATCGCTGCTCGTGTGACCTGCAAGGAAGTGTCCGTCCTCACTCAGCGCTGCGGTGTTGATGGCGTGAGGGAAATTGGATGAGTTGATGAAGCAGAAGATTCTTGGTTTTCTTTCATCGCTCACTTCTTCAACTCCCCATCCAAGCCAACCCACATGGTCTGGATGTGCTCTTTGGTAAGAGGAGACTGAAGTGTGGAGCCATCATAACGAGCACCAGTGGCAGGATCGAATGTAGCATCCTTGATCTTGCAGTTGGTGACGCTTGGGAAGCAGCAAACTCCTGTCTGTGCGCAATGGACACGAAGAAGAGGCTCTGCCCAAGAATGAACCTCAGTCACGCGATTGCGAATCTCTCGCATGACTTTTTGAAATTCACCCTGTGCTTTCACACACAGTCGTTCTGAACACATTTGACTAAGCGTGCGAAGATTGGCTTTGAAGACGATGTTGGTGCAGATGTTGGTTGGAAGAATGCCACGCGCATCTTCAGGCGCAGCACCGTCCCGAATGAGATCTTCATACCCACATGAAATTCCTCGCATGTGGTAAGAGAACTGCTCATCAAGAGTTTGGTTCTCAGGAGTGAGAAATGCATCAGGCGTGACATATTTGAAATTGCTCATGTCCACGGTGCGCTGGCTCTGCTGCGCAAAGGATGTTCCGACGCGATGACGCACCAGCTGGTGAGTGAAGGCTCGTGTCACATCTTCAATGGTGAAAACATAATCAACGAACTCGAAACTGGACTTGATTGTGTTCATCATGTAGGCCAGTTGTTCATCCTTCTTCTCCTGAGGCCAGGCCATCACCTCAGTCAGACCATCAGGGCTAAGACTCAGCCTCGTGTGCTTGGTGAACAGGAGCAGATCTAGCGCATTAGGGGTGTAGCTGACAAGACTGACTTTCATAGGTCCTCCACGAGCTTCAGATTGAAGCGTTCGACACCTGCTGCTTCAGCAGAGTTATATTGAAATGCCCAGCGTGGTCCAAAGATCTCAAACATCTGCTCACGAGCAGAGGCATACGTTCCGTGGAACACGACATACCCATTAGGATACAAATGTCCTGTGCCAAAGGTGAAGAACCAATCCTTTGGTTGTTCAGCAGCAACCTCAGCCCGAGTCGCCTCCGGCTGAGAATTGCTGTTGGTGGTTGAATCTGTGTTCATGGTAGCTCCTTTGTGAACTGCTTGGCTGCTGCTATTTGTTGCGTGAGTAGAGGATGCCATCACACCAGACATGATTGCCATTAGGCCAGCGCATGGCACTCTCCACATCAGGGAAAAAGCCGGAGCCATTGAGGTTGGCGCTGGTGTTGCAGAGGCAAGGCACTCCTGTGAGACGATAATATTCTAGCAGAAGCATATAGACATGCCAGTTCTGCTCACGATTGATCGTCTGGAGTCGCGCAGTGCCATCAATGTGAAGCACTGCAGGAATCATGGTGACCATGTCAGGACGAATGAAATGATCGAACAGCATGTAGGGATCAGGCGTCCCAGGATCAAAGAAGGTCGGCGCGAACTCTTCGAGGCAGATAGGTGCCACAGGACGGAAAGGCTCACGCTTCTTCATCTTGTTGAGCATTTCCTTGTTGTCAGTGATCGTCGCACCGCACAGGATGCTGCGATTGCCAAGCGCACGAGGGCCAACCTCTGCCCTGCCATTCAAGAACACGACAGGAGTGCTGGGATTGTCTGCCAGGAATTTGGCAAGATCAAGAAGGATCATTTCTCGCGCAGTCCAGTTTGGATGCTGAGTTAGCAGAGCTTCGGGATCCTCTTTGATGATGGGCATGCCGCAGTAAACGCTCCAGTCCAGCTTGGTGAGATTGTCGATCTGCATCGCAGCACAGCACGCGACACCGATGGCACTCCCAGAGTCATTGGGGAAAGGAGGAACATAGACCGCAGCGAAGTGTCCTGTGTTGCGCAGGGCACTGTTCCACTTAATGTTGAGAGCGCTGCCGCCACTGAAGCAGAGGTTGGCACCCTTGGGGATGATGGCGATGGCATTGTCAACCAGCATGATCTCAAGCCACTCATGGATGCAACGAAGAACATCAGCATCACTGAGGCTGGTATACATCGCATCCACCAGCACTTTGACTTCACGCATGAATGCATGCTCCATGATGCCATCCTGGTTGTAGTCAAGAGGATCACGTTCACGAGGGAAGTTGGCAGGATTGCTGATGCGATGATAGATGCCGAACATGGCATTGATTAGGCTGGAGTTGGGGGTGCCAGCGCCAATGTAGGACATCAGCTTGCCAGGAACATCATAGCCACCAAAGAGCTTCTTCTCTGCGGTGACTTCCACATCCCAGACTTCAGGCTTCTTGTAGGGTCCATAGTAGTAGCCCATGATGCCATAGATGACACCATACAGCTCAAACAGGCTGTCCTTGTATGCTGGCTCGTGACTGGCATTGCGCGGATCAAAGTGATGAACACGCGGATTCTGCCCACCGTCCCACGTGATGATGTAAGCACTCTCACCACGCTCTGCGAAAGGAGACGTCATATAGGTTCCAATGATGTGGCCTGCGATATGAGGATAGCTGACATAGGGTCCGATGAGTGTATTTTCAAATTTCTTGCCATCCATGAGGACCATGTCGTTGGTGTCGAATTCGTGATAGGAGGCGACATGCATTTCCCCAGCAGGACTGGATGCCAAGCAGTGCTTCCATCCATCCACTGCGACAACATCAGGTGTGAAATTGAACTTCTTGCAGATCTCACCGATCGACTCAATGTCAATCAGCTTCGTGTAGCGAGGATTGTTGTTGAGCTTTTCAATCTCAACACAGAACACCAGCTTGCCATTGCTGATTCCAGCCACAGCAGCATCGTGGGTGATCTTGAGTCCGAGGATGTTGGTCATTTCTACTCCTTGATGAGTTGAGTGAGAACGCAAAGGTTGCGCTCTGCAACCCCAACGATCAGATTGAAGCCAATGGTGAACTGCCACCCTTGATGATTCTTGCTGTAGTAGGAATTCTTGAAGAGGGTCTTCCACGTCTCCTCGCAGAACTGATGCTTGTGGTCGAGATCCTCGATGGCAAGCTGAGAGCTGTAGTGTGGAACAGTGATGTTCACCACGCCACCAGGACACAACACTCTCTGAAACTCCTTGAGCACTTCAATTGGATTCGCACAATGTTCAAGGAAATGATGGCAGTGAATTTCTGCCACAGAGCCTGCAGTGAAGGGCATGTCCTCAGTGTCAGCATCCCACACCACGACATTCGGATCTTCATTGCTGTGGTGGTCCACAGGGATGGTTCCGATGATTCGAGAGGCGCCACAGCCAACATTCAGGCGCAGACCGCTCTCAGGCGGAATGGCAATCTGGGCGAGGCTTCGCTTCAGGCCAAAAAAGACCAGTTGATGAAAGTCCACTGGACCTCCTATCTGATGACGGATTTTTGAGCAGAGTAGAGATCTCGCTGCGCAATGAAGCTCTCAATGAACGCAATGTCATCGACGAGGTCATCCAGCAGGATCTGCCTCCAAGTAGCAAATCGGCCAAGTGAATAAATGTGACGCTGTTCAGATGTGGTGAAGATGAAATTCTTTCGGATGGACTCATCGATCGGAGTGATCTTGCCATAGCGCTGAACAGAGATCGTTTCATCAGTGACCATCGACGCTCTGATGCCAAACATCTCAAGGCAGAAGTCAAGTCCCCAGCAGCACAGGTCTGAAGGATTGCGAAGGAACTCCATGATGATCCTGTTGCCTGTGATGCTTGCGCGATACAGAGGTGACTCAGGATCAGAGAAGTAGAGTGTTTGATAAACATCAACTGTCGGATCCAAAATCTCTGCAGATAAGACCCACACAGGCTTAGATTCAAAAAGAGGCATTGTCTGTTTGTTCCAGTCCAGCTGCTCCATCAGCACTGGCATCGGAATGGTGCTTATGCTGGGACCGTATTCCGGCTTGTATGCTTCAAAATTGACAGGCGTGTCAAACCGGATATCTACGCACGCTGCCATCTGCTCGACGAAATCATTGGGCGCAATGAATCGCTCAGCAGAGTCAAGACTGAGGATGCTTCGAGAAATGATTCGGCCAACAACCTTCTGAGCATACTGGTTGCTCAGCTTGATGTTGGCCTTGTGATGAACATTTCCATCCTCATCAATGACTGCCTTGTGGACAATCACTTTGCGAAAGGGAATGCCGGTCGCCCTGCTAACTGCTTCAGTCCTGAAACGAAGCAATGCGGAGTGGTTGAGTGGGAGTGAGCTCTTCTGCTCGTAAACAACAGGCTTGTGTCGCCTGAGCACGTTAGCTGCTAGCAGCCCTGCCATACCTGCGCCAATGATCCGCATCGCTTCGCTCCTTTGTTCTTCGTGATGCTACTTGACTTCGACGTATTTGTGAGCCACATCAAAGGCCAGGTCGCCGCTGCGACCACCCTTCTCGATGTAGGACTCATACTTCATCCCATTGGTGATGAGGCTGAAGGAGGTGAACCCAGCAGTGCCTTCACGACGCGGATTCTTGGACACGAGTTTGTAGATCTTCTTGCCAGCGAATGCGCTGACACGGCCACGCTTGCCTTCACCAGCAGCCTTGGGCGCCTTCTCCTTGGCGACCTTGGCAGGCTTCACTGCCTTGACCTTGACAGGCTTCACTGCCTTAGCAGCCTTGGGCGCCTTCTCCTTGGCGACCTTGGTGGCCTTGGCCTTGACAGGCTTTTCCTTGGCGGTCTTGGCGACCTTGACAGGCTTGGTGACCTTGTCACCTTTGGGGTGGGCTACAACGGTAGCAGTGCTCATGGGAAGCTCCTTGGTAGGCGCAGCGGCCTGGGTGGTGGAAGAGGACTCGTCGGCATCAGTGCCAGGAGTCGTTTCGGGCTCAGTGTTCATGGTTCCTCCTTTGAGGGGATGTGGGCTTGCTGCCCGAGGTGAGAGAATTTATTATCGCTGGTTTTGTTCACGTGAGTGCGAACTGATTTTGATGTCTGCGTATTAGCACACGTGGTTCAAATCCTGTAGTATTTATTGGACTGTGGTCGCACAATTGTCAGACTTTCTCGTGCTCTCGTAAGTGCCACATAAAGAACTCGCAGCTCGCTATCTGAATTCATCTGATTCCATGGATTCAAAGTGATATCAGGAATGAGAATTACGTGATCTGCTTCCCCTCCCTTGGCTCTATGAATTGTGCTAATAGTAATTCGAGGTTCAGCGAACAGATTCTCTCCATTGGCAAGGCACGATCTGATGTATTCCCTTTTGCGCGGCGAGATATCAAGGGCATCCATCCAATTGAGTTTCCTCAATTCCTCCGGAACAGGAGACTTCTCAATTGGCACGCTAACCTTGCCTGGCTGCCAATCCTCAAGACATGGCAAATAATTACGCAGCGTCCTCAAGTGCTTGACATCAATCTGCTTGCCTTGGCGCCACTGCTCCCACGCAAGAATTGCGTGCGCCATATTGCCAGAGGTTGAGTGGACTCCTTCCTTGTAGTATGGGTAGCCTTCTGACTGGACGAACTTCTCAAATCGTGCCAGAGTGTAGTGGTTGCGCGCAAGCATCAACCACGTTCCCTTGCGAATGTCAACCACAGTCTCAAACATCACGCGATCAACGCGACCCTCAGCAGCTCTCGGCTCCCACTGCTTCGGCTGACGCACTTTGATTGAGCCGGACACTTCCTGAGCGAGTTCCTGGATGGCGCGTGGGATGCGATAGCTCTTGGGGAGCACTTCTGTTTCGCCTGGGTGGTTGATGAAGAGCTCAGGCGCAGCACCTGCCCAGTCATAGATGCACTGATCGTCGTCGCCTGCCAGCACGACTCGCTCAGCATTGGCGCTGGCACGCTCAACCACTCTCCACTGAAGAGGCGACAAGTCCTGGGCCTCATCCAGAATGAACAGGTCAATATCCAACGCAGTGTCAAACTGTTCAAGCATGTCAGTGTAGTCAAGCAGGCCTTTGGTTGTCTTGTATCGACTCAGGCCTGAATCCCACTGCTTGACAGACGCCATGTCAACATCACGATAGTTGGATTCGATCCATTGCTCTTCAAGTGAAATGCCACGCAAGCGAGACAGACTCTCAATGCGGCCAACCTTGTCACCAAGCGTGGTGCCTGATGGAACCATTGACACCGAGTCTGTCTCGCTGAACTTGAACCCAAGCTCATAGCCAAGCTCTTTGTAGTTGGCATCCTGCATAACGTCATCACGCGACACACCAAGGATCTTGAAGGCCATGGAGTGAAGCGTTCTGAACCACACCAGCTGATCCTTGGTGAGACCAAAGCGCAGGGTGGCACGCGTGGCAGCTTCATCCGCAGCCTTCTTGGTGAAGGCCATGTATGCGATTCTCTCTGGCTGGATGCCTGATCGGATCGCCTCGTCAACCATGTTGAGCAGATAGGTAGTTTTTCCAGTGCCAGGAGGACCATAGCACTTGATTATTTTTTGCATGATTCACCTTTCCTTTTCTCTGCCCAAATTCGCTTGCTGGCTTCTCCAATTTTTCTTTTCGATTCTTCGCTGTGCTTTTTGCCAAGATAGCGCTTGCTGTTTATTCCATAGTTGTTGCCAATATTCATTCGCTGAAGAATTTCTTTGTTGGCAGCAGTCATCGGCCTGCCCTTATTCGCGATCGCAGCAGCAGCAGTTGCCTTTGCCAAGTTGGACTGGATCCTTCCCTTTGACATTGCGTCAAGCATATTGTCTGATTGTGTTCCTGGAAAGTGATGAGCATCCAAAATGCAATGGCGATTGTCACAGGTATGGCAGACAAAAATATTCTTTGGCAGGACTCCGTGTCGCAGCTGATAGCAGACTCTTGCTTTTGAATGGTTGGATGGATGAACTAAACATCCACCAACCCACTCTGCCTCTCGCTCATAATCTTCCGCAGTCTTTCTTGGCCATCCACTTTTGCCAAGACCTGCTCCAGATCTTTTTCCGCCACGTGGTCCTGCCTTCATTTCACTTTTCCTTTCTTGTGAGGGTGTTGTCTTTGATGATCCACACAGTCTTGCACTTTTCGCACACAATGCTGCCGCCCTCTTTGGCAAGAGGATCAGGCTTTGACTCTCGCATCACCACCGACAGATGGCAGCACATTGGCGCTTTGGCTTCCATGGTGATCCAACCAAGATCGCCCTTCTTCGTTCCGAGACTCATTCTTTCTCCTTGTTGCGTTATGATCGATAGTCGCGATGAGTGAACCAGTCGAGAGCAGCACAGATGAGAGGATTAGTCCACCACTCATCAATCATCCTGCGCAGATTCTTGTCACGAAAGAAAGTTGGACCTCCATAGGTGTGCCATTCCATGAACACACACGTGCCATCAGACAGACGCAGGCGACGAATTGGCGACCAGCAAATCCAACCTGTATTGCGACCTGATTTGAATGGCGTGCAAGTCATGGCAGCACCTCACAGAATTGATTCCCAGATGCCTCGCGTGAAGACGTCTGGTTGGTTTTCTTCAAGCCACTTCACCATGCCACGAAGCCTCATTTCGAGAGCAACATGTTCCGGCGTGAGTTGGGCAATGGGAGGCTTCAGTCCATCCACTGACTCTCCAGTGACCAGCGCTTGATTGATGTGATGTCCAACGCGAGAAATGAACCAAGCAGAGTCACACTCAGGCAACTCCAAGTCTCGGTATCGTTCAAGCTGAAGCTGAAGAGACTCGAAGTGCTCTCGGAGCCAGAGTGTGCTGAGCTGCACATTGGCATCATACTCTGCATTCATGCCAGCTCCCTATTGCACAGACGTGCGATCTCTGGATCCTCTCCTCGCAAAGCATAAATCTCTGCGATGGTGTCGCGCATGCGACTGACTTCCTGCTGGTTGTCTCGATGCTGGTTCTCGAAGAACAAAATTCCCTCAGCAAGAGGCTTGGCTTCAAGTGCTTTCTTGGATAGCTCAGCATTGAGCGCAAGCAGCTGCTCGATAGTTTCACTCTTCTCAACCTCAGCTACCATGATCGGATTGTTTGCTGCTTTAATGAATTTGATCAGCTCGCAGGCACTGCACATATCTGAAACACTGATGCTGGCTGAGTGGACGACAGAGAATGACACACGAGTTATTGGCGGTTTTCCTTCGCTTGCTCCTTTGACCTCTGCTTTGACATCTTCGATCTGCGCATTCTGGAAGAGTCGCAGGATGCGCTTCATGTGAGACTCGAGCTCGTAGATCTTGGTCCATGTCTTGTGCATCTCATCAGACTCACGCTGCATGCGAGCAACCAGCTCCGCATGAGTGAAGTCCTTGAAGCCTGTGAGCAGCTTCACGCGAAGAGCAGACAACACTTCATCATTCGGCCAAGAGTCCTGGTTGGTTGAACCATAGACCATCAGATTGATGAAGCTGTCCATGAACTCTTCGTCACACAGAAGGCGATCGCCAATCTCACGTCTGTTGGCATCATCCTTGAGCACTTCGTTTAGGTCGAGATTAACTTGAACGTTCACAGATACCTCTTTTCATGGGTGCCGCAAACCTTGCATTTGCGAATGGTGTGAAGCTCAGAATCAAAGATGTGCTGGGCTGGCGTGGACCATTCTCCCCACTTGTGGAAGAAATGCAGCTTCATGCATCTGCGCAAGAATTTGAACATTGCGACTCCTTTGTGGAAGAGAACAGGACTGCCTGCCCACGACGCGTGTTCTCTTGTGGCGTCACAGGTTCAAGGTGGTGAGGATTGACACAGAGGCGACAACGACACTTGTGATCCAGATGGAATCCCTTTGGCACAGGACCCACCAGGATCTCATATACGACAATGTGTGCTGAGCGCCACTTCTTGTCTCGCCACACCTTGCCATAGTTCTTTCCCTCATCCTTGCCTGTGTGCGCACCAGTCCACACCCAGCAGCCTCGACTATTGATGCTTATTCGAGACAGGATGAATGCAGACAGGCTTGTTAGTGGGAGCGCTTCAATCATCTTCATTCCTTTGCTTGTGGTCTGATGCTTCAGATCAGGATAGGTTGGCTATCGTTTGATAGTAGGCAGCGATTGCCTTCTTCGCACGATCCCGAATGAAGGCTGCTTCAACCAAGCCTGCGCGGCCTTCTTCACCACCCATGGCTGCTGTTGCAGAGCTGATGAGATCATTCAGGCCAAGCAGCAGTGTCTGGCAAGCTGTGGTGTGGATGATGTTGGCACGGGTGGCAATCTCAAGATCCTTTCTCATCTTTATGATGATCTCTGCGTTCATTTCCTCGATAGTCTTGTGGTTGTCCAAGCTCTTCTGCATGTCGTCTTGATGATCCATCGTCGCCTCTTGGGGTTGGGTTGACTGCAAAATAAACGATTGCGAAACCAAGGAGGGCCATGATGATACCACCAAGCAGAGTGGTGTTCTCATACTTGGTCTTACTCATCATGGCCATCACATGTCTCCAGTCAATTGGGTCGGCATGGCACGAGCTTTTGCTTCTCGTTTCTGTCTTTCCTTTTGTGCAGCACTCATTTTCTTTTTCGTTTCCTCTGAGTGCTTGTGCCCAAGACTATTCTTGTTTCCTAGCAAGGATTTTCTCATTCCCATTTTCATTTCCTCTGAATGCTTGTGTCCGAGATATCCTCTTGTCGGCTTCAGCCTTCCTTTCGAAACAGCATCCAATAAATTTTCAGACGCAGTTCCTGGGAAATGATGATCATCACGAATGCACCTAGGATTATCACATTTGTGACAAACAAAAATATCACGAGGAAGTTTGCCATGACGAAGTTGATATACGCGACGAGACGTTCCCCATCCATTCTTGCAATGAGTTATCAAGCACTCACCAACCTTTGTTGCACGAGATTCATAGTCTTCCAAATAAAGTTTTGCAGGCATCACAACTCCTCAACCAACTGTGTCGGGAGAGACAGTTCAGATCCATCGAATCTTTCCGGCTCAGGCAGTGACCAGACCCGGATTAGTTTCCCTTTGACGCGCAGCTGGGTGGCTGTTGCGCCCATGCTCTTCAACCATATCCATATGTCGTGAGGCTTGTGGTTGAAGCGTCGCACACTGAGATAGTTGAAGAGGTCTTCACTGCGGAAGTGGATGCGGCCACCAGTGGTGTAGCTGTTGCCCTTGATGAGCTCGTCCTTGTTCCTAGCAGGCCTGCTTGCGCTGAAGAAATTGTCAAGCAGATTCTCGAACTGTCCTTGTGTGCTGGCATCATCAGGCTCGATGACTTCATTGCACGTCTGCATGAGTTCAGCCAGCCTCTCGTGCCACTCGAAGCGCTTGCCAGGAATGATCACGCGCATGAACTTTTCAATGAAGATTTTTTGAAGCTCAGCAGGGCTCATCAGCTGTTCTGTGGTGAGCTCAACGCGACAGCCCTGGTGCTCAGCATACCACCGCACAGAGTCCTTGCTGATGCAGCGCGTGAGGTTATCAAGGTCAAACGTCTCCTTAGAATCAGACTGGCTTCCGTTGGCGACGCCAAACTCTCGCTTGACGCACTCCTTCTTGTCGCAGTGATTGCACAGTGGTGGTTGCTTGCATGTGTAGAAGTATTCTTTCTTGCTCATGTTCTTGATGATCTGCGTGACCTCCTGAGCATCAAGCGAAGGCTTGACACACTCGAAGTTGAACTTCATCACGTGATCCTGCCATGCTTCAGGGTATCGCTTCATGAAGTAGATACAGACGTTTGTCAACGTCATGTTGCGCGTGCCCTTCTCCAAGCCAAATGTGGTGATGTGCTGCAAGCAAGGAGGGCCATCAGAGAACAATTCAGTCAGGTTGATTGTGAACGCAGCCAATGCCTTCTGGCTGATGCGCATGGACTCTGCGTAGCTATTGAACTCAGCAAGAGTCCTAAGGTGCTTGCCATGTCTCACTGCGTAGCGCTCTGAGCCGCCAGTGCTGGTTGCTCCGAACATCGCAATGTTTATCCAGTTGCCAACGTCCTTGTCGTCAACACGCATTGTCTGCTTGGGGAAGACTTCACAGCCGCCATAACCAAGCAGTGATGCAAACTCAGCCAGCTTGCGAACAAGGATCTTGGCTGAGATTGGTTGAGAGGCAAAGCAATACAGATGCGCACCGCCACTCTTGGTGCGACACACAACCAAGGGAAGCTCTAGCTCTCGCACTCGCTTCTCAAGTGCTTCAATCGACTCACGCAGAACAATCTCACCCTGTATGTCAATGTCGATTCCGCCAAACCAGCACGTGTCGTCATCAAGCAAGGGAATGAGGCCAAGGCTTGCGCCTGTGCCTGACAGATGGTCTCTGTATGCTGCGAGAGTCGCTTCACCACTGACTGTGCGAGCACGACCTTTTATCTTTCCGCCTTCTTCAGCTTTGGCGAACAGCTCATGTTGTCCATGTGCTTTTTCGTATCCGATGAAGATGTTGCGGAATGCTCGAATCAGATCCTCAGTCATATCTCACCAAGAAGAAAAATGGGTGGGCCCACGATTGAGCCAACCCTTGGTGGACTGAGACTAGATGCTGTCACCATCAATGATGCTGTCGTCAGAAGTGGTCACATCATCATTGGCGACGCGCACTTCACCGTCAACCACATTCTTGCGGAAGGCACGCGATCCAAGGTAAAGATCGCTGCCACCTTCCAGTTCGATGGTGGGCTTGTAAGCCTGAACCTTCCAGACATACCAGGAGCCCTGATCATTGGTCTGGGGGATGGTGGTGAGCTTGTAGGACTGGTAGTAGATGGCAGGATTGAAAGCGCCCTTGCCATCAGGACGCGGCACCATGAGATTGCTCATCATGCTGTTCCACTGCTTGGCAGTCTTGAACATGGTGCGCGTCATGCTGATGACGGCCTGCTTGGGCAGTCCGGTTCCAGGCTCGATGAAGATGACGTAGTATTCTGCCGTCTCGGAAATGGTATTGCCATTCGGCAACTCCATCTGCTTCTTCTCGTTGAGTGTGCACTGACGCAGGATGCTGTCATCCGTTCCGTGGTCAGCAACGAACTTGCGATTGTCCCACTCGATGTAGGCACGACGATAGGTGACAGGGATCACGATGATGCCCTGCTCGCCATCGAACCTCTTACCCTCGATGTTGTCGAAGATTTCGCCGACTTCCGCCTCCTTGACATAAGCCGGATCGCCTTTGGTGCAAACAGGCGACAGTGCCTGAAGCACTCCGAGGCGAGGGATGGCCAGGTCCTTGGCCGTCATGGTCTCGCGACCAACACCCTCATCCTCCATGATCATGGCCATGTCCACGACAAGGCCAGTTGAGACGGCAGCCTCATTGCGCTTGTCGACGCCCATCGGCTGCTCAGGAGCAGGAGTGGCCTTCTTGTCTTCTTTCTTTCCCATGATGCCCATTGTTGTTCCTCTTGTGGTTGATGACGCTGTGCGTCGGGTTAATTGAAGGATTCGACTTGAAGCTCTGCGCCAACAAGGACGAAAGCCATCTTGGCATCCTCATCATTGTTGACCATCTTCACGAATGCGTCGTGATAGATCTGAACAGAGCGCTGCTGCTTCTCTGGCATGGCTGAGATGATCGCTTGGATCTCATCAACCACTTCCTTGCTTGATTCGAGTGCCTGCTGAGTTTCTGCGTCCATTGCTAGCGCCCCATCTTCTTGTTGCTGCGACGACGAACAGAGTTGTTGTGGATGCCATTCATCTTGCCTTCGTGGCGACGCGCAGTGGTGCGGATCCAAGGCCCACGATCGCTGACGACATACTTGGTGCCATCAGGAAAGGTCAGCTCGGTGCCCTTCTTGTATGGGTGGCGAGCTGCAGGAGCCGAGGCGACCTTGGGGTTGGTCAAGCGTCCTGTGTTGATGGAGACTCTTCGCGTGTCCATGGCTACTCGCCATCGCCAGGAGTCTCTTCGCCACCATCCTCTTCCGGCTCGCCAAGACCCTCTTCATCCAGGCTGGCGAAGTAGTCGGTGAGGATCTGCTTGACCTTCTGGGCAGCAGCACGCGGTGCGCGATTGGGACGTTCGAACACGGTGCAGTCAGGACTGTTGTCCTGCTTGATGAAGACACCGTTGCTTGCGACACTGATGATGATCATCATTTGATGACCTCCTTTGGTTGGGTCCTGCTGTTAGAGGAGTCTGTTCTCGAGAGCGAGCAGACGTTGGTTGAAGTTGCGAAGGTGATTGCTGGTGAACTCTGCTAGATCTTCCACAACAACCACATCAGGCTTGAATGCGAAAGGATCCACAGGCTCAGCACTCTTCTTGATGGGCGTCTCAGGCACCATCAGGCTGCGACGCGACAGGCGCACCAGGTGACCGCTGGCAACCAGATGATCAATGGTGCTGGTCATCGTGTGCGTTCCGATTACCAGATCCTTCTTGGCAAGCGTTAGGACCAAATCAGAATGCGAGAGGCGTTTGCCAGGAGGACAAGTGGCCAGATCCGAGATGAGGATTGCGACTGCGCGTTGACGATCATCTTCGGTTCGGCTCATTTCTTCACCTTCGCCTGCTTCATCTCAGCCTTCTTGCCAACGAAGAGCGCGAACGCATCCACAGGCACCGGCTTACCATTCTTGAGTGCTTCCTTGAGGTAGCTGTTGAGGGTCATGAAGTTGATGTCCTCATCCTTCTTGACCTTGTAGCCTTCTTCCTGAATGCGCTTGAACAGGCGCATGGCGTCCGCATCCTGGCCCTTGCCAAACTCAGCAACAACCTGGTTCTTGATGATGCTCTCTGCGCCATTGGCCTTCAACCACTTGAGCGCAGCATTGCGACGCTCAATGAGCAAGCCACGATCCATTTCGTCCGCGGCTTCAATCTGGTTGAGGGTGGGGATGGTTCCTCGCGTGACATCCTTGATCTCGACGAAGAAGCCTGACTCCAAGTCAAACTTCTTCACGCCGATGGATGCCATGATGTCAGGCAGCAGATTGAGCTGGATCTGCGAGTGGCGCTCTGCGCAACGCTTGTGCTCATCCATAAGCGCAGCCATGCGAGCTTCAAGCGACTGCATCTCATCAGCAAACTTGACTGCCTGCTTGAGATCGCCTGGTGAAGAGATTGGGGACTCAGCATCCTCAAGCATCATGCTCATGATGTCGGGTGCTGGTTTGGTGGTTGGAGGACTGCTCACTGCTTTTGCCATGGAGGCTCCTTTGTTGGGTGCTGCGAGATTGCAGCGGTGGTTCAGAGAAGAGCAAGAAGATCATTTGCTCATTGAAGGGGAGACGGTCAGTGGGGACTCTCACTCGCACTCCCCTTCCATCAACAAACGAGGCTTGGGCAGGATGCCACACCCTTCACACTACACGAGTCTACCTTGAACCTAGGATCACGAGACGGTCCCTCGTCTGTGTCCGTTCCTTTCTTGACGAAGGACATCAAGGATGATTCCTCAATGACTCGCCAAAATGAAAGTGGAATGAAGATCATTGGTCGTCCTCAGCACAAGTGGTGCGTTGCGCATCGGCAGCATCTGCTTTGCGCAAGTGATAGTAGATCCAGTTCGAGTAGGTGCATTCAGCGTGATAGCCAAACGCCCACATGTCTTCAGCGATCGACCATAGGAAGCCTGCGACCCACACAGGGCTATAGATGATGAAGACAACCCACACAATCAGATGGATGATCACATACCATAGCTCTTTGCCAAGCTCTTGGATGGTCTGCTTGATGGTCATGTCACTGCTCCTTGTTCTGTTCGGTGATGTTGCGCAGAAGCTCGTCCTGTTCCGCCAAAGCCAGTGCCTGAGCTTCTGTGATCAGCATCAGATGGATGCCATCAGGACGATCATAGCACAACACTGCTTGGTTGGGGCTCTTCTGGAAGCTCCGCACATCAGCTTCGGTTATGACAATCTCAGCCACTTTGAGCTTGTGGATGGTCACTGCAAGAATTGCGTGCCACTGATCACGCAGCTTGCTGGCAACCGGATTGGTCTGCTCTGACTTAGCCATTGTCTTCTTTCTGGATGGCAGGACTGATCTCAGCCGGGTTGATTCTGGTGAACTCGCTGTTGAGCATCTGAAGGACGATCATCAGCTGATGATACAGGGCAGACTTGACTGACACAGGATGGTCGAGAGCACTGATGGGTTCAACTACCTTGGCAAGCAGATCAACCTCATTGAAGGTCAGTCGCTTTTCAAGCGAGAGATCTAATCTACCCATGACTTCCCACGACATTTCCTTTGCCAGCCTGAAAATTATGCCACCATCCTTGCCTGCTTCCTGACAAGCACGATCATAATGCTGATGAGAGCAGATGGCGAGCATATTGATTTCATCAGCGCTGAAGCTGAGAATTGCACTTGGTTGGTTGATGAACTGCTTGAATTGCATGCCTCTACCTCTTCGCCTTCAGCAGCACATTCTCACTGCGTGGTAGCTCGCTGAGGTTGGACGTGGAGTTGCCCAAGTAGATCGTCAGCACCTGGTCCGCAGGCTCTGTGTCCTTGAAGGTGGACAGTGTGATGGCCTGGATGCTGAGAGGCTCCTGCGCAGTCTTGACTTCCATCTGCTCGATGATGATGTGTGCTCGCTCGTGAGCCTTGAGCAGAGCAGAGACGACTTGTGAGTTGCTGATCATTCCTTTTCTCCTTCCTGGCGCTGCCAGGCCAGTGGATGCTCAACACGAGCGTCCTTGGTTGATTGCCTGTGCTGCTCGGCATAGAATTTGTGACGACCAGATTCATCACGCAGGATCAGGTGGTTGACGTTCACACACCCACGCGTGCCGCACTTGGGGATGACAAACAAGTGATCATCGATGCTGCCAAGCACGATATTGAAGTTGATGTAGGCTGCGTTGCGATACGCACCCTCCCACTTGAATGTTGGTGGTGGTTCACTTGGATCACATCCGAGAATAATGTGACAGCCGGAATGCTTTCCTTCTGTGATCTTCTGGATGCGCTTGCCAAACAGCACAGCATCATCATTCAGCCTGCACCAAGGACGCTTAACGAGAGGATCATCTTTCCTCTGACGTTGCTCCTGTGCCTTTTTGTTTGGCACTTGAACCAGACCCATCTGTCGTTCTTTGAGCTGACGAGCATTCTGTCGCTTGGCATAGAAGCTACGCATGCCTGCGTAATCCCTTAGGATCAGGTGGTTGACGTTGATGCAGCCTTTGGTTCCGCAGCGAGGGATCACATACAGATGTTCATCAATGTCGCCGAGCATGATGTTGAAGCTGATGTAGGCAGCGCTGCGTGGCGCACCTTCCCAGACAAAGACAGGTGGTAAAGAATCAGGGTCACTTCCAAACACGACATGGCAACCAGCGTGTGGACCTTCTGTCAGCTTCTGGACTCGTTTGCCAAACAGCACAGCATCATCATTCAGCCTTGGCCACAGATGCTTGGCAAGAGGATCATTCTGCGCACGCTTGTCGTCAGCACGCTTGCCTCGGTAGTTGAGCTTGTATGGCTTGAACTTGGCCATGACTTTTATCCTTTGCTACACGCTCAGGTGAATTGTCACAGGTGAGTAGAATCCCTCTACCCGACTGCGCACACCTCCTTCAAACTTCCGCTCCCAGTAGAGGATGC